CCGCCCGCCCGCCCACCAGTAATGTGTAAAGGTCTTTACCGCTTGACAGCTCCGCCGTTCCATGTCATGCTTTACACATGCCAATCGACAAAAGCCTACCTGAGAAAATGTTCGCCCGCGCCGACCAGGACGGTCTGCCGCCCGAACACGAACTCAGAACCCTCGCGGACTCGTTCGCGACAGCGATCGTCGGGTACTTCGCCACCCCGCAGACCTGTGCAGTCAAGGCGTTCCTCGGGCGATGGGCTAGGGCACGGTCGGCATGGTGCCGCTACACTGGAGAGCCGCTGATATGACCCGCGCCCAAACTATCCCCCACATCCAGCAGCGCGGCTATGATGCCATGATCGCTGCTAGGAACCTGCGTGTGCCATATCACCCCGAAGGCTTCGTGTTCAACCCCTACCCGCTCGACAGCGCGGAGCGGGTCAACTTCAATGTCGGCTGCATCATCGCTGCGTTCCCGAAACTGCAATGAGCGACGACACCCAGCCCATCGACTACGCCACCACGCCGTCCTCCCTGCGCCAGGCCGCGCGGCTGGAGGACGTGCCGGAGATATACCGCAAGACGCACGAACGCCTGGCGGTAGAACTTGCCCTGCATGTGGATGATGCCGCCGAGATATTCCAGCGGTATGGATACTCCGACGAGGCCGCCGCCGACCTGCTGGAAAGCCCGGCGTTCATCGCGCTGATGCACATCGCGGCCAAGGAAGTTCAGGAGACAGGACTCAACTTCCGGACGAAAGCGAAGTTAATCGCAGGGGAGTTACTTCCCTACGCTCACGATATAGCGACTGACCCGCTACAGAGCGCAGCAGTCCGGGCAGACTTGATCAAGTGGTCGGCCAAAGTCGCCGGCTTCGAGCCGAAGGAAGCCAAGGACGACGGCCGGACCGGGGGCGGGCTGACCCTCAGCATAACTTTCGCGGGGCAGGCGCCGCAGCAGGTAGTTGCAGCACAGTACGAACCGCTCACAATCACACAGGAGGGGTAAAACCATGACCCAACTCACCGAAGCCCAGGCCGCGTTCGATTCAGCCCGCGCCGCGTTCGAGGGCGCCGCCAGCCGAGGGTTCCCGGAGCACAACCGCTACAAGCTCGAAGGCACCATGCGCGGGGCCAAGATGGCGCTGGACATGATCGCGCTTGCCTGCACCAAAACCGATGCGCCTGCGCCGATTGATGTAGCGTGGCCTGACGAGTGCGCCAAAACCGATGCACCCACGTCGATCGAGCCCCCGACCACCGAAGCCAAGGCGTACCTCGACTCGCTCGACCCGGCGCCATACCCCATCCCTGACGATTATGAGCGCGAGCGTGCTGTGGCGCCGGCAGGCCCGGTGGACATGAAGGTCTACGATCAGATCGCCGAGCGGTACAACGATTCAGTCGAGGGGCCGACGACATGAGTCACAGGCTGATGGCCATCCTGGAGTTCGATACCGGCATGCTGCGAGAACTCCTGCAGTTACCCGAGACGGCGGAGATCGTCGACGCGCGCACGGAGTTCGGCGTTCGCGGTCGCCTGCAGATCAAGATCGAAGGCGCTGGGTATCCGACAGTCGAGGGGTGCCAGATCCCGACGGTGACTTGCATCATTGGGGTCCGGCGCGGGGAAGACGGCGGCATAGAAGTTAACCCAACGCTCAACTGGCCGTTCGACCCAGTGTTCGGGGTACAGGAGGAATCATGACGGTCGTAGCCTACGACGGGCGTAGCCTCGCCGCTGACAAGCAGTCGGTGTGCGGCGGCAGGTGCTCCACCACGACCAAGATATGGCGGCTCGACACCGGCGAAGTCGCTGCGATCACCGGCATGCAGGCGATGGGGCAGATGCTGGTGGAATGGTACAAGCAAGGTGCCGACCCGGCGACATGGCCGATACCCGACAGCGAAGAGAACGACTGCGTCCGGCTGATCGTTGCCGATGTGAGCGGGTGCAAGTTCTACGAGCAGGCGATACCCCTCGCGGTTGAGGATGCGTTCGGCGCATGGGGGTCCGGCGCCGACTTCGCTGTCACAGCGATGTACCTCGGTAAATCAGCCCGTGAGGCAGTCGAACTGACGTGTCTGTTCGCTGTCGGCTGCGGCAATGGCGTGGACGCCTTCGACCTTGTGTAACAGGTCACATACGCCTAGTTATCGGGCTTTTATGCGCCTAATAGTAGCCAGGAGGTACATTACGACATGACCGCCAGAGTCCTCATCCATCCCCGCTGCCTCAACGGCCCGGCCGCCGGTGCGCTGGAAGCAGTGCTGCACAGCCATGGGTTCGTTACCGGCGAACTGGCGGTCGGGCCGCCGAACGCGAAGGGGCACTGTGACCTGGTTCGACTGATCGACAAGCAGGGTGACCTGCTCACGCTTGAGCGGCTGGATGGGGTCCGGTTCCAGCATAAGGTACTGCCGGGCGGTCCTGCACCAGAACCGGAGGCCGCATGAACCTGCGCACTTGCAACCACTGCGGATGGGTTCACATGGGCGTGACGCGCCAGTTCGCCGAGACGTCCGTCGCCGAGTTCAACACGTACTTCGGCGTTCAGGTGCAGAGCGTGCGTGAGTTGTTCGGTAACAAACCGGCCAGCCTCCATGAGTACGAGCACTGTTACCTCTGCGGCGGACCACACACCGACATGCGCGACTTCACGCCGGGCGACTGCCCTGACGGCTGCACACTCGGGCCGATTATTGCGGGAGTATGATGGACCTCAACGCGAACTTCCCACCGGTCGTCTCTGCGTACATGCAGAGCGACGCGCGACACCGGTTCATCCTCGGGCCGTTCGGCTCCGGCAAGTCTGTCGGCAGCCAATGGGACATCCCGCGCCGGGCCAGCATGCAGCGGCAAGGCCCGGACGGCAAGCGCAAGACACGGTTCGCTGTCGTCCGCAACACGATGCCGCAGCTCCGCGACACGACCATGAAGACGTTCTTCGACTGGTTCCCGAACGGCTCGCTGGGGAACTACAAGGAGACCGGTAAGACCTACTTCATCAAGCAGGGCGATATCGAGTGCGAGGTCATTTTTCGTGCGCTGGATGATGCCGCTGACGTGAAGAACTTGCTATCACTGGAACTCACCGGCGCCTACGTGAACGAGTTTCGCGATATCCACCGTGACATCATCGAAGCGCTCGACGGCCGGATCGGTCGATACCCGCGAATGAATGAGGGCGGCCCCTCGTGGTCCGGCATCTGGGGCGACTCGAACATGCCAGAGGAGATGTCGTACTGGTGGGCGATGTGCGAAGGCTTCAAGCCCGACGACATGAAGATCAAACAGGCGAACGACTGGGAGATATTCAAGCAGCCAGCCGGCGCAATCAGACTGGTCGATGACACATATATCGAGAACCCACTCGCCGAGAACCGCGAGAACCTGCCGCCAGGGTACTACACCAACCTGATCACTGGTAAGACGGATGAGTACATCCGCACGTATGTCATGTGCGAGTATGGCCGGTCGAAGGGCGGGAAGCCGGTGCACCCCATGTTCAACCGTGACGTACATGTGGCCAAATCAGTCCTGATCCCGAATAGGCAGCTTCTGCTTCTGGTCGGGGCGGACTTCGGCAGAACCCCTGCGATGGTACTGAAGCAGCAGGACGCATTCGGGCGGGTGCTCACATTCGACAACATATCCACGTTCGGGATGGCCATCGAAACGGCGATCGAGACGAAGTTACTCCCGCTCCTGCGCCAGAAGTACGATGGATTTGATATTGCCGTAACGGGCGACCCGAGCGGCAACGCCGGGGGTCAGGCTGAGGAGGCCAGTTGCGCCGATATATTCCGCAGGTATAAGCGCAAAGGCATCAACAAAGTAAAATTGGCATGGAGCAACAGTCCGGTTCACAGGCAAGGCGCTACAGACCATTTCCTCTCCATGCTTGTGCAGCGGGGGATGCCAGCATACCTCATTGATCCAGGCTGCACGGACCTTGTACGTGCGCTCGGCGGGGGGTATCAGTTCAAGAAGACGAAGGACGGTCGTAATACTGAGGATGTCGATAAGAATGACGATTCCCACCTGGGCGAGGCCAACGAGTACGCGGACATGTGGTTTCACCGCGGCGAACGGACAAAAGCTGACCTGAAAGAACGCGGTACAATCGCCACCCCACCGAACGTGAACCCATACGCCACACCCAGATAAAAGGACCGCCATGGACATCCTCATCCCCCCCACCCTCAACGACGCTGGATTGAATCTCCTCGGACAGCGCATCTTCGGACTCTGGCCAACGCATCGCGACGACCGCAAGCAGATCGAGGAGCGATGGCTCCAGAACCTGTATCAGGTCAGGAAGATTTATGACGCGAAAGTCTTGGCCATGATTCCGGCCGACAGGTCGAAAGCATATCCCGGCATGACGGCATGGATGGTGCGCGGCACGATCGCAAGATTGATGCAGATGCTGTTCCCCCAGACCGAGAAGAACTACGGCGTGCGCCCGTCGCCGCTGCCCGATCTCTCGACCGCGCAGTTGCAGCAGGTGCTGGATCAACTCGTTGCAGCGAAGGCGGGCGACGGCGACCCGTCGCAGGTCGAACTCACCGGTGAGGAGATTGAGAAGGGTATTCGTGAGCACGCCAAGGGCAAGGCTGGCGCGATGGAGTTGAAGATCGACGACGACCTTCAGGAAATGGAATTCATCACACTTGCACGTAAGGTTGTACGAAGTGCCACAATTTACAACGTAGGCATTCTCACCGGGCCGTTCCATGAGAAGACCAAGGCCCGCACATGGCAACGCGATGTCAACACGGGCGCATACAAGGCGATCGAGATCGACAAGTACAAGCCGCTGTTCGAGTTCCTCCCCGTGTGGAATCACTACCCCGATATGACGGCGACCTCACTCGACAAGCAGGACGGCGCGTTCGACCGCCACATCATGACGCGCGTTGAGGTCGAGGAACTTGCAGCGCGGCCCGACTTCCTCGCGAAGCGGGTGACCGACTACCTCGAACGCCACGCCGCCGGAAACTATCAGCCCCAGTGGTGGGAATCGGTCATGAAGGGCGAGCCCAAGAGCGCACAAGCCGGCGTCCAGGGTAAGGAGAGCCGCAAGTACGAGGTGCTGTCGTACTGGGGGCACGTCACTGGCCACGAGCTTCGCAGCGCTGGCGTGAGCATCCCCGACAGCCAGATCGGACTCTCGTTTCGCGGCAACGTCTGGACGATCGACAACATCGTGATCAAGGCCAAGCTCGCGCCGCTGGGCGACGCCATCCAGCACCACCACTACTTCGTGTTCGAAGACGACGACCTGTCCATCCTCGGCAACGGGTTGTGCGACACGCTGCGCGACTCGCAGATGAGCCTCAACGAAACCGTGCGCGCGGCACTGGACAACGCCAGCGTCATCGGCCCGATGGCGGAGATCAACACCGACATGCTCACACCAGGGCAGAACCACTCGATCAGCAAGCACAAGACGTGGATGCGCGAGAGCAACGGCGGGCAGTCCGACGCGATACCGGCAGTACGCAACATCAGTATTGACAGCCACCTGAGCGAGTTGCTCCCGCTGGTACAGTTGTTCCTCAGCTTCGGCGACAAGGAGTCCGGCCTGCCGCCGGCATCGCTCGGCGACACGTCGCAGGGCGGCAGCGAGGCACTGCGCACCCAGCGCAACGCATCCATGTTCCTCGGTGCGGCCGCACTGCCGGTGCGCGACACCGTGCGTAACTATGACACATTCACCATCTCGCTCATCTCGGCGCTCGTCGCATGGAACAAGAAATACGCACCGGACGCCTCGCGCGACGGTGACCACAACATCATCGCCCGCGGCTCCACCAGCCTGATCGCGAAGGAGGTGCTGGCGCAGTCGCTCGCTGAGTTCAAGCGGAGTCTCACGCCAGACGAACTGCCGTACATCAAGACCCGCGCACTGCTGATCGAACGCGCGAAGGCCAACGACATCCCTGTCGACGACCTGATGGAGGACGAGGATAAGGCTGCCGAGATCATCAAGCAGAACGCCGCGGCGCAGCAGCAGATGCAGCAAGGACAGATGGATCTCGTTGCCGCGCAGGTCAAGGAAGTGCTCACCTCCGCGCTCGCCAACGAGGCCAAGGCCGCGTCAGACCAGGCGGCGGTCGGGACGACGGTGTTGCAGACCATCATCGACGCCATCAACACCGGCAACAAGCACGCCGCTGATCAGGCCAAGAACCTCGTGGCAGCGCACTCCGCCGACACAGCGCGGATAGCGGCAGAAAAACCGGCACCGACAGGAGGCACGAAATGAGCATCATCAAGGCAGAGCAGCATAAAACCGAACTGGACATATTTGCGTGCCGACACGAACCCGGTATCCACGCGATGCGCGACTGGCTGTACGCACGGCGCGACCGAATAAACACCGAATGGGTCGGGATGGTCGGTGACGACTTGACCCGCAAGCAAGGCGAAGCGTTCGCCGTGGCCAACATGATCAAGTTGATCGACATCGGCCCGACAATCAAGCAACCACTTTGAGGAGATAGACATGCCTGCTGAAAACAACGACAGCTTTGATGCCGCGTTCGCCGAGGTTGTAGCCTCGCTGGATGTCGCGCCTGCCCCAGTGCCCGCGCCTGCGCCCGAGCCTGCCCCAGTGCCCGCACCTGCCCCAGTGCCCGCACCTGCGCCCGCACCTGCGCCAGTGCCTGCACCTGCGCCCGAGCCTGCCCCAGTGCCCGCACCTGCGCCCGCACCTGCGCCCGCACCTGCGCCCGCACCTGCGCCAGTGCCCGCACCTGCGCCAGTGCCCGCACCTGCGCCAGTGCCCGCACCTGCGCCCGCCGAAACCCCCGAAGCCAAGGCCGCGAGGGAGGCGTTCGAGCAGAGCATCGCCCCCTACACCCCGACCGCCGACGAAGCCGCCGCGTTGGAGGCGTTCAAGCGCGAGTTCCCCGGCGAGGCCATGGCGGTCGAAGCCCGGCTGAAGTCGGTCGATCGTGACATCAACGCGCGGGTGTATGAGGCGGTACGGAAATACGCGGCTGCCATGGAGCAGAGGCTTGTCCCAGTCGAGCAGACCGTCACAAAGTCAGCCGTCGAGCAGCACGCCGCCGCGCTGCATACCGCGCACAGCGACTACGATGTTGTGATTACCAAGGTGCCCGACTGGATCAAGACGCTGCCGTCCTATGCCCAGGCCGGCGCGCAGGCGGTGTATGACCAGGGCACGACACAGGACGTGATAGCATTGGTGAATGACTACAAGAAAGCGAACCCCATGACAACCCCCGCACCAGCGCCTGCCGCACCTGCACTCAAGCCCGCGCCCGCCGGCGCCGATGACCTGACCCCGGTAGGGTCGCGCCGCGTCGCCGTTACGCCGACGGGGGCTCCGGATCCCAACGACTTCGACGGCGCGTTCGCCGAGGCTGCGGCGGCTGCGAAATAAACGAAGTTGCACAACTTCTTGAAACATGGCAGAATAATTCTATGGGTAGCCATACGTCGACGCACAACCTAACCTGATTTGAAGGAACCATCATGAGCATACTGTCCAAACTTGCGGTTGCTGCGTCGATTGCCGATTTCGCTGTCAAAAAGTTTTTCTTCGATCTCCTGAAGATCGATACCGTCGCCGCCACGGGCTCGCTGATCAGCGACGCCGCCGTGCTGAAAAATGGCCGCAACGTTGTGACCGCCGCCAACGGCACCAAGGCTGTCCGGCTGCCCAAGGCCGAGGTCGACGCCAAGGTCGAGGTCGTCAACACTAGCGCGACACAGGCGCTTATCGTATTCCCTGAACTCGCCGCTGATCAGATCAACGCGATCACCGCCGGCGCGTCACTCACCATGCCGGGCGGCTCCAGCGCAGGATTTTACTGTGACGCCAACGGGCACTGGTATGCGGCTGTTGCTACTGCGGCCACCGCCGACACCGCCGAACTGGCATACCTCGATGGTGCACTCTCGACGAACTTGGTGGCTGACAAAGCCGCGATCCTCGGAACCGGCGGTGCGCTGACCCTCGGCGGGGCGCTGACCGCAGTCACTTCGATCGGCATCGGCAGCGCGGTTCTGACCGAAGCTGAAATGGAGATGTTGGACACGCTGTCTGCCGGGGTTGCGACCGCATCCAAGGCTGTGATCCTCGGCACCAACAAGAACCTGGATGAGTTCCACACCGCTGCGCTGTATCTCGGCGCCGGCGCCGGAACGCTGGTCAGCTCGACCGCCGCGCAACTCGACGCCGCCGTCGCCGGAACCCCCCTTGTCTATCGCACGACTGTCACGGCTGCCGCGATCAATACAGGAACCGCATCGTATGTCGTTCCTGCCGTCGCCGGCCAGCGGTTCCAGGTGATGCACATCTCGATGGCAGCCACGCTCGGCGGCGGCAACGTCGCAGGTCCGACCACTGTGGAAGTGATCGAGGAAACGGCAGGGACCGTGTTCCTGAGCCACGTCACCGCCGACCTCACCGACGGCGTGTGGCACAACCTCGTTACCGGCACGCCGGTTATCACCGGCATCACGGCGGGCGGCATGACCAGCGCTGACAACAAGGGGCTGCTCGTGACCTGCACAGGCGGCACGCCTTACGCAACGTCGAGCGGCCTGGATGTCGTTGTTGTCGGTTACTACACCACGACGTAACATGAAGACCTGCACTACTTGCAAATTGGAGAAGATCGAGGCGGCGTTCCACCGAAAGGCGGACGCTGCTGACGGGCTGTACCCACACTGCAAGGAGTGCAGGAAGGTCAGGGACGCGCAGTATCGAGTGGAAAACGGCGAGCGACTTCGCGAGTACGATACTACGCGATACCAGCAGCCAGAACGAAAGGCAGCAAGCAACGCCTCTGCGAAGCGCGTGTACGAGAAGGACAAGCCCGCTGCTCTGAAGAAGATGGCAGAGTACGCACGGACGCACCCAGAGCATGTTCGGAAAGCAAAGGCTGCATATAAGGCCCGCAACCCAGCCAAGACACTCGCGCATACCCGCAAGCGTCAAGCAGGGAAGATGAACGCCACGCCCGCGTGGGCGAACCAGTTCTTCATCGAGGAGGCATATGACCTCGCCCGGCTGCGCACGCAGCAGAAAACAGGCAGGTCCGACGAGTGGCAAGTCGATCACATAGTCCCGCTCCAGCACCCGCTTGTGCAGGGGCTGCACGTGGAGCACAATCTACAAGTCATACCCGCAATACACAATCAGCGAAAAGGCAATCGCGTGTGGCCAGATATGCCGGCCGAGATAATCGACCCCAAAGGTGGATCGATGCACAGCAATCACCCCAACCCCCACCTATAAGGAAATATTATGACCACCCCCCTGCAAACTTATGGAGATTTGTCTCCTCGAACTGCGGCCTTCGCGATCGCCCCACTCCTGAAGCGCCACGACGCCGAAATGATTCTGGAGAAGTTCGGCCAGACCTTCCCGTTGCCTACCAAGTCGAGCATCGTCGCCAAGTTCCGCCGCTACGAAGCCCTGCCGCTGGCCACCACGGCGCTCGTTGAAGGTGTGACGCCGGCCGGCACCAAGCCGACCATCACCGACTACACCGCGACGCTGGAAGAGTTCGGCGACTTCATCCCGTACTCCGGTTTCATGCTGGATACCCACGAAGACCCGATCCTCAAGGAGTACGGCTCCCTGTGCGTTCAGCAGGCCGCCGAGACGATCGAAACGCTGCGCTGGAACAAGATCAAGGCTGGCTCGCAGGTCGGCTACGCCAACGGCGGCATCACCACGGTCAACACCCCGATCAGCCTGGCCCTGCAGCGCACCGCGACGGCTGCCATGCTCCGCCAGCGCGCGCACTACATCACCGAGTTCGTGTCGTCCAGCCCGGACTTCCGTACCGAGCCAGTGTCCGGCGGGTTCATCGGCATCCATCACCCCGACGTGAGCAACGACATCCGCAACATGCAGGGCTTCATCGAGGCCAAGCAGTATGCGGGCCAGACCACGCTGTTCCCCGGCGAAGTCGGTGCTGTCGAAGACGTGCGCTACTGCCGTAGCGTTCTCTTCACGCCGTACCTGGGCGCGACCGGCGTGTATGGCGGCGCCTCGACCACGATGCGGAACACCGGCGGCTACGCCGACGTGTATCCGGTCATCTACATCAGCAAGGACGCCTATGGCATCGTGCCGCTGAAGGGCTCGAACGCCATGTCGCTGATCGCCCACAACCCCGGCTCGTCCGGTACCGGCGACCCGCTGAACCAGCGCGGCACGCTCGGCTGGAAGGCAGCGCAGACCAGTCTCATATTGAATGACCTTTGGTTATACAGGCTGATGGTCGCAGTCACGCTGTAATCGACACGGTAGGGGGCTTCGGCCCTCTGCTCTAACCCCACTTCAAGGAGATTCACCATGACTGCACCCACCAGCACCTACAAGCGCAACTGTGGCCCTGTCCAGCGCGCGCAAGGCTCCGTCAGCGGTACCTACACGGCTGCCTCCGACGTTTCCACCACGACCAACGCGACGGTCGCCGCCGGCGTCCTGACCATCACGCTAGGGTTCCTCCCGACGTACTTCAAGCTCGTCAACGTGACCGACCGTATCGCGTGCGAGTGGTACGACGGCATGAACCAGGGCGACTACATCAAGACGATCGCTGACGGCACCGCGACGCTGGAGACTGGCGACGCGCTTACCATCACTCCGGCCACCCGCGCCGGCGGGTCGGTAAGCCAGGCCGGCGGATCGGCAGATACCAGCCCGAGCGGCGTCGTGACTTTCACGTTCTCCGGCATCACCGGCGACAACGACACGCTCGCATGGGTCGCCGAGGGCTGATTGTGTCCATGAAGTTCCGCATTGAGATCGAAGTCCTGGAGAACGGCTACCAAGTCGAAATCCCGGACATCGAGGCATACAACAAGGCCGATGCGGCGGCCAAGAAGGACAAGAAGTCATCCAGTATGGGGTGCTGTTCTCCGTACATGGGTGACTTCATGAAGGCATACGCGGCCAAGACCGTCGAGGAGGTTCTCGCCCTAGTCAAACCCGCCCTCAAGAATCTCCCACAGACGACCTTCGACGAGGCGTTTGCGGAGGCTGCGAAAATGAAGTAACGCCCGACTCCACACACCTAAAAACAGGAGATTGAACCATGAACCAGAACGACGCATTTGCCACCGCCGCAGTTGAAGAGACCGACGCCGAGCGCGTCGCCCGCCTCCGCGCCAAAGCTGAACTGCAAGCCGCGCAGGAATTCGACGAGGACGCCGTTTACGCCAAGCTGCTCGCTGACGCGCGCGATAAGCGTCAGGCTGGCATCCTGAACCCCGAGGTCGATCTCCCTGCTGACACCAGCGCCCTGCCGGCCGACTACGACCGGATAAACATCTTCCGCGGCGGCGCCAAGCAGGATCTGAACTACGTCCCGCTCTCGCTCAACGGCCTGGTCATCAAGGTGCCGCGCGGCGTCGATGTGATCCTGCCGCACGCCTTCGTGGCTGACTGCCTCGACCTCTGCATCGAAGACACCACGACCCCCGCATTCGACGCTCGCGGGAACCTTTCTGGCGTCGAGATTCGCCCTGCCCACCGGTTCCCATATTCCTTCAAGGGTAAGGCCACGCCCGACGAGTACAGGGCGTTCCAAGTCCAGCAGAAGGACAAGGCACAACGCGAGACCGCTCTGGCGGCGTAAGCCGTCGGGGCTAGGGGAACGGCATGACGCTCGATGAAATGCTGGTTTATACGGCCAGCGAATTCCTCGACGACCGTACCGATTTGGTCGACGGTGAGAACGACGATTTGTGGTCGGATGACTACCTCGTCCGACAGTTCAACGAGGCCGCCAGGATCCTCTGCCGCAGGTCGTGGGCCATCATCGAATACGGCACGGTGCCAGCCGGCAGCATCACGCTGCGCACCGGCGTCTCTGTCTACCCGCTGCACAAGTCGGTGCTCCGCGTCTTTGATGGAACGCCAACCACGCAGTCTGCGCCGCTCGGCCGCTCGGAGGACATCAACCTCCGTGACACGAGCGTTGTAACCCCGTACCCAGCGGATACCTTCAACGCTGTCGAACTTGGGTCAGCCGCGAGTCTGGCCGGCGGATCTGCCACACTCTCCGGCGCCCCGCTCGCGTTTGCCTCTGACGCTGCATCACGCACCCTCCGCGTATTCCCGCCGCCGACCGTCGATCAGAATGGTCTCAAGGTGGTCATGAAGATCGCGCGGCTGCCGATCAACGAACTCACCCTCGACGACGTGAGCGCCGAGCCGGAAGTTCCCACCGAATTCCACATGGCTCTCTGCCACTACGCCGCTGGTCGCGCGCTCGTACTGCCCAATGTTGATGCCGACCAGAAAGTAGAGGGCCGGCGGCTGTTGGCCGAGTTCGACCAGGTTGTGAGGGAAGCCAGGCAGGAACGCCAGCGGGCTGAAGCCAGTACCTACCGCTGGAACTTCGCCAGCACCACCGCGGTACTGCGGTAATGGCGGAGTACGCCGATAAGACCGACGAGCGGGAGGGGCTGGTCGAGTTCAGTTCGTTCCTCGGTCTACGCAACAACGTTGATGCGGCGTCTTTCAGCCGTGAGGATCTCGTTGCCGCCCTGAACGTCGACGTGTTAGATGATCTGTCAGTCAGCCGACGCAAAGGATTTTCCCCAGCGCTCACCACCGCCATCGATCGCTGCCTATGGGCATCAGGCGCAGTTTGCCTCGGTGTTGGTTCGAACTCGCTCAAATTGGTCAACCCTGACTATACAACCAAGACGCTGCTCACCGGGCTCACGGCGGAACGCCCGGTCAGTTATACCGCCGTCGGCGAGCGTGTGTTCTGGTCGAACGGAGCGCAGAAGGGCGTCGTCCAGAACAGCGCGAACCGTTCATGGGGTATTGAGGTACCTGACCAGCCTGTAGCCACTGCTGGCTCTGGCGAGTTGATGGCAGGCATCTACCAATATGCTGTCACATACCTGCGTTCGGACGGGCAGGAGAGTGGCGCCAGCCTCGCGGGCACCCTCACCCTCAGCGCCGCCGGCGGCATTGATCTGTCAGCGGTTTCCGTATCGACTGACGCAACCGTAACTCACAAGGCTATCTACGTCACCTCGGTCGGCGGCGAGACGCTGTACCAGGCAGGCGTGATCCCGAACGCCGACACGACATTCGCTATTCGCGAACCGCGAATGGGCGCGTCGCCGATGCTCACCCAGTTCCTCCAGCCGCCACCCGCCGGCGACCACATCGCCTACCAGAACGGCTACCTGCTGGTGGCCAACGGCGCACGCCTGTACCCCAGTGAGCCCTACGCGCCCGAACTGTTCGACTATCGCCAGGCCGTACCCTTCACCGGCCGCATCACCATGGTCGCGCCGGTGAAGGGCGGCGTGTGGGTCGGGCTGGACGACCAGATCGGCTGGATCGCAGGCGACACCCCCGAGATGTGGGATTTCAAGCCTGCAGCCGACTACGGGGTGATCCCCGGAACGCTCTGGTTCGCTGATGCGGGCGTGCTCGGTGACGGGCAGTCCAGCGGCGAGATGGCTGCGTTGTTCGCGTCGAAGCATGGCCTGTGTGTCGGAATGCCCGGCGGTCGGCTGATCAATGCGACGGAAGCGCGGTTTGCCTACCCAGTGCAGGCCCAGGGCGCAGGTATCACCCGGCGTCATCGCGGCACCACTCAGTTCCTCGTCACGATGCAGGGGGCTGAGACTGCGGGCAACATTGCATCATGATACAATAAGTTAGTACCCCCAAACACATTTAACAGGAGTAAAAATCATGGCCCTCCGCTTCTCTCCCGCAGTACAGAACTTCATCGCCGCCGAAGGTTCGTGGAAGGATGTTTTCGATAACGGTGCTATCGAGATATACACCGGCACGCAGCCGGCAACGCCGGACCTCGCAGTGACGGGCACTCTACTCTGCACGCTGACCTCCAGCGCTGGCACCCGCACTGCCGAGACGCGCGCCACCGGCGTCGTCACGCTGTCCGTCGGCGCCACCACGGGCGATGATGTCACTACCTTCACCCTGAATGGGAATGAGATCGCCGGCAGCACGACTGCATGGAATACCTCGCTGACCCAGACCGCCGCCGATGTCGCGCTCAAGATCAACCGCAACCCGGCCAACAAGCTGGTGCGCGCGACCTCATCCGGCGCGGTGATCACACTGACTGCGCTCCCCGGCATCGGCGACACCATGAACTCCGACGCCATCGCTGTCGGCGTGGCCGGCAACATGATCGCCACGGTCACCAGCACCACGTTCGGCTCGGGTACGGGCGGCAGCGCGGCTGGCGTGACTGCGGTGAATGGCCTGAAGATGGACTACAACGCGGCGGCCGGCGTCATCACCAAGGACGTGACGCAAACCTGGTCGGGCACCGCGGGGAACACCGGCACGGCCGGTTGGTTCAGGATGAAGGGTAGCGTGGCTGACGCCGGCGCACTGGACTCCAGCGCGGTGTATCTCAGAATGGACGGAAACATCGCGACCAGTGGCGCCAACATCAACATGTCGAGCACCTCGATCACCTCCGCTGCGTTGCAGACCCTGAGCACCTTCAGCTTCACCATTCCTGCGGCGTAAGCCGGAGTGATTGATGGGCGCTGAGACCCTCTGGGGCGACGGCCTAGTCTTCCCCGCCCCAACTCTCGCCGCCGGGGAGAACGGGGCACTGACGCTCGCTGCCCCTGCCCCCACCCTGGCGGCGGGCGACAATGGCATGGCGCTCACCGCGCCGGTGCCGACGCTCTCCGCACCTGACGGGCAGAGCAGCGCAGAACTGAGCATCCCAGCCCCTACCCTCAGCAGTACGATGGGGGCGCCGTCGTTTGCGATGCTCGCCGATCTATTCCCGCCGCCGCCAACGCTCGAATCAGAGGGTCTCACCGGTGAGGTGGCCACTTTCGCCAACTCGGCACCGGCACCTACGTTGTTCATCGGCACCGTCGATGCCGTGCTTGCTGCACCGGCGCCGCAGTTGTCAGCCAGCGCCCTGTCCGGCACGATCATCACCATCTCGGCGACCGCGCCAGCGCCGATCCTCGATGCCACGCTGTTCAGCCCCACGATCATCACCGCCGCTAACAGCGCGCCGGCACCCCAACTCGCGGCCGCGCTGGCATCGGGAAACATCCTCGCCGCCATACTCGCTGCTCGCGCGCCGCGGCTGAACGCGCAGGTGCTGACCGGCGAGGTTGCGACAGCGCTGCTCACCGCCGCAACGCCGATCATGGCTGCGGCGGGGTACCCGGCCTATACCCTCACGTTCGCAAACACCGCCCCCGCGCCCTACCTCGACGCGACCTTGGGCACGACGTTGGCGGCGACCTACCGGACGTGGGTACTGAACACCCGCAAGGGGGCGCTCAGTGAGTATGATGGGTTCGCCTTCAACAGTTACACCATGTTCAACGGGGTCGTGCTCGCAGCTGGACCAGCAGGCATGTTCTCGCTCGGCACCCAGGGAACGGATGCTGGAACCGCGATCACCGGCCGGGTCAAGACTGGGCAGGACGCCTTCGGCTCGTCAGTCCACAAGCGCGTACCCCGCCTGTATGTCGGGTGCGACACTGCAGGCGACATGCTGTTCCGCATCATCACGACCGAGGGCGGGTCGCGTACATACTCGCTGCCGGACAACTTTGTCCGTGGTATCCAGCAGCGCAGGGTGCCTATTGGCAAGGGCGTGAAGAGCAGATACTTTCAGTTCGAGTTGGAGAACGTAGCCGGTGCAGACTTCTCGATATCGGACGTGCTCGCGTACCCAACCAAACTTCGGCGGCGGGTGATGTAGTGCCCTCTCTCCACTTCCTGTCCTCAGAGGTTGACGACGCCAAGTGGCTCATCTGGGGCAGGATACTGCATAGGCGTGGGGTGCGCGGCACTCGGTACCCTGATCCTGCTGTTATGGTGCGAATCACCAACACTGCCGTTCTCGTTAGGCGGGGCGCATTATCGTATTACATGTACGGGTACCCCGCATCTCCATGTTCCTGCCGAAGCGTTAGCTTTGTCATCGACCAGACAGCACAGAACACGCTGGTCATGCTCTCTGATGGGACGCAACTAGCTAGTATTCCATTTACCGATGATGGGGCAGGGACTAGAACAAACTACCCATCTGTGCTGTCATGGAGTGGCGACGGGTGGATACAGCTATTTGACACGATATCAGGGGGGTTGATACAAACCAAAGGAACCCGCGCAACGTTCACGCCGCCCGATGACGCATGTCTTTCATTGGATGCGCTACCGAGCACAAGCCAGTACAGCATATATGTTATATCGGCGGTACCCGCCGGGGCACCGACATCACAGGTATGGCAGGTTGCGTACTCAGATGGGAGCCTGTCAGCAGAGCAAGCAGGCACGTTGAGCGGCGGGCTGTATACCAATTACCTAGACTTATCAGCCTCGTGGGGTCCGCAGACCCCCTACCCGATGTCTGCCACGCAGCCGACTATCATAAATGGAACAAGCCCGAGCTATACGTTCACGCCGGCTAGTATCGGATTTCCGGACATTCCCGATACAGCGCTCGCAGCAGATTGGGCTGCGGCTCATGCCATAGCCATAGTGCGAGAGCGCACGAACACGAAACTCTGTTCTGATAACATGAAAGCCAACCTGAAATCTGGGGTACTCCAGGACCAGCTTTTATCAGAACTGAGGGTAGCCCACCCAATTTCCGGCGGCACATATCAGAAGGCTTTGATGACGGCGCTCGTAGAAGATACCTCATTAGGGGGTGGTGACGATACCACGGATACAAAGATCGTGACACTCAGTTACAACAGCACTGATAGTAACGGCAACCCGATCACGCTACAGCAGGTAATCACTGGTACACAGCGTACCGTGAATACTTACTGCATGGATAGCTTAGGCGACCCCGACATGGCCATGTACACTACAATTACCTTCACTAACTGGCTCCCTGTCGACGCATCGGGGAGCACCGGGGATACCACAGATTTTCGGTATCAATTAGACGACGCAACAGGGCTTGCCCAAGTGCGCAATGGGGTTCAAGTGACGGGCGCTGCAGATATCAGAGATACGTTCGACAGTGTAGGCGGATTGTACGACCCTCCTTACCCACAATCATCCGATTCGAGTACCTACTCATACCCTCAGTTATACATTGACTATCGCATGGCGACCCAGAGGGGATACGCGCTCGACAGTGGCGACCCCACATGGCTAGATTCTGCGTACCAGAATGGGGAAAGGGTCGACGTATTCCCGCTGTCCGTAATACATTCTGATTTCGGCGACCTGGGGATGTTCCCGCAGGGTGCCGATGTTGGAGATGTGTCAAAACTAACAATGCGCGTCGACATGAAAGCGACATATACATATGACTACAACACCGGTGCGTGGTCAGGATCAGGAGAAGACATATCTCCTATCACGCTTCCATACACGACAGACGGCGCTGTTATCTTTCGCAGTCGTATAACAAGTGGGTGGCCAGATGTAACTGAAGACGACCCGCTCACTGATGCTACATATAAAGGCCAAGCCGTAGCGATCAAGGAGACCCCCGGCGATTACCCGCTGTTTGTCCTGCTTCTCTCTGCATGATACAATAGAGCATAGGCCAAAGGAGCCCATATGACGTTCGCTGCTGATCTTGCCGCACAACAGGCTACTGTCCAGACCATTCAGGATCAGGCGCAGCAGTATCTCGACGATCTGTTGGCGGTCACGAACGTCGAGTTCTCCGACGACTTCAATATCGATCGCCTTCTCCCATGGCAGCTTGGATTCGAGGGCGCGGCTGAACGCGCAGTAACCGCAGACCGCCCTGCGTTCACGCCCAGCATCACGATCGTCTCAGCCGCGCCGCCGACGCCGCCGGCCGCCGAGTTCTCCACCATCACGGATGTCGTGGTTCCCGACCTCGCCGCTGTCGCACCGACGCTTGCGTTCCCCACGGTCCCCAGCAGCGCGCTGCCTGACGCCCCCGGCGCCGCAGCCGCGTTCCTCTCACCCACGATACCGACTGCGCCGCTCATCACCCTACCCGCAGTGCCGACGCTGGAGTCGTTGTCGCTGCCCACCGCGCCGTCGATCGACCTGCCGGCGTTCGCTGCCTTTGCGCCGGATGACGACCTGGTAGCGCCCACCGCACAGTTCCAGTTCGCCGAGGCTGCCTACGAATCGACGCTGCTCGACCCGCTGAAAGCCAAACTGCTGGCCGACCTCACCGATGGTGGGTATGGTATCGAGACGGCCGACGAGATCGCGCTGTTCAACCGCGCGCGCGACCGCGAGGTCGAGGTCATGATGTCACGGATCAGCGACGCCGGCCGCGCCATGGCGGCGCGCGGGTTTCCCCTGCCGCCCGGCGAACTGAGCGTCCACGTTGACCGCGCATACCAAGAGATGCAGGATAAGGTCTCCGCCGCGTCACGCGACATCACGCTGGAACGCTCGAAGCTCTACGTCGAGAACCGCCAGTTCACGATCCGTGAGGTCAAGGAACTGGAAGGCGTACTGCTCAACTTCCACAACGCGGTGCAGGAACGCTCGCTGAACGTCGCACGCCTCACCGTTGAGATGTCGGTTGTCATCTTCAAAGCGCTGGTCGAGCGCTACACAGCGCGCGTCGCGGCCTACCGGGTCGAAGCCGAAGTGTTCTCGGATCGCATCCGGGGGGAGCTGGCCAAGGCCGAAATCTATCGTACACAGGTTGAGGCGGTGAACGTCAGCTCGCAGATGCAGCGCACGCAGGTCGAGGTCTATTTGGCGCAGTTGAAGGGGGTCGAGACCTCGGTCGACATCTTCCGCGTGCAGATGGATGCTGCCAAGGTACAGGCTGAGATCGAACGGATCAAGCTCGAAGCCTACCGCTCGCAGGTGGAGACCTACACTGCGCAGGTGCAGGCCAAAGTCGCCGAGTTCGGCATGTACCGCGCGCAGATCGAGGGCGAGACCTCCAAGGTGCAGGCGTTCGAGGCTGAAGTTCGCGCGTTCGTCGGGCAAGTCGGCGCTGCGGAGATCCGATCCAAGATTCAACTCGGCAAACTCCAGCAGGAAACCGAGCAGGCGCGCATCCAGTTGCTGACCTACCAAGGACAGTTGGATCAGTACAAGGCCGACGTGGAGCGTCAGGTGCAGTCCGGCCGCCTACAGGTCGACTACTACAACTCGCTCACGTCGGTCAGCCGCATGGTGAACGAAGCCGCCATCGCGAAGGCAGGGCTGGACTCGGACGCTCTCAAGGTGGCGAACGACTGGAACATCAAGGCCATGGACGTCAACATCGCCCGCGCGCGCGCCAAACTGGAAGCCACGGTCGAGGCGCTCAAGTTCAAGACCGAAGGTACGCACTACGCGAGCGAGAAGTTCTACGCAATCCTCACCGCGCTGATGTCCACAATCAACACGTTGTCGGTTTCGACGACGACATCGTAGGGAGATTGAGATGGCAGGAATATTCGACACGCTCGCGCAGGTCACCACAGAAACCAAAGGGTTTGGTGCCGACGCAGAAAAGACCCGCCGTGGCGCTGAGGCATGGGCGCGGGCGCAGGAACTGAAGGCTGCTAAGATGGCGGCGCCGACCGCACCAACGGGGGTGGCATATGGCGCAGGAAAGGCAGTCGGCAAGGCGGTCGGCGGGAGGCTGGTTCCCGCGCTCGCTATTGGCGATATGGGGTTCGGCATGGCCGACCAGGCAGAAGCAACAACTGCCGGAGCCACCCCGGAAAACCGCCCCGAGCGGGCGCTGAAGATTCTCGCTGGCGCGGACGTGACTGGGCTCGGCGCGCGCATTGGCAGGACGCTGTCCGGCGGGGATTTCTTTGGGGCTACACCCGGCGCACCGCCATCGTTCGGAGCGGTCCTCGCTGCCGCATCTCCCATCACGCCCGCGCCCGTTATGGCTACCCAAGCCGATGTGCGTAAATCAGACAACGCCATCGCTGCGAACGCCCCCTCACAAGTTGCTGATGGTGCATGGGCCGCGCCACACGGCGCCTCCCCCGGCATCGGCGCGCAGCTCGAAGCTGGTCCAGCGACGCCCAGCGTGTCCTCCAGCCGCGACGCCAATGGAAACCTCGTACTCACCAACGCACCGCCCGGCCCTGCTGCGGCAGGCGGTGCGCGAGCTGTCAGCCCCGGCACCATGCCGGCCTTCGGCGCGATGGCGACCCCTGCACCGGTGCGCGACACCTACCAGAACAAGGCGGCAGGCGGAAGTCTCGCATCGTTCTTCGGTGCGTCGATGAACGAGAAGAAACTGGCGACTGAGGAGGCACGGAATACCGCTGCTGCCGAGGCCCAGGCTGCGCGCGATATGGAAGCGCAGAAGATCAACGCGACGCTGGCAGCAGCAACTGCGAAGCAAGCGGTATCGCCAAAGGATGCCGCCGAGGCTGCGCGGGTGGGCGCCATCCTGGAAGCGGCACGAGGGGCGAGGACGCCAGAAGAACGGAACGCGCTCCTCACTGGTCATGCCCAGGGGGCGAACGCACCCTACCGGTTCGTTCCAGGGATGAACCCAGGAGAGGTGTTCGCGGGGAATGCACAGACGGGTGATGTGACTCTCCAACAAGCGAAGCCGCCAGCGTTCACCCCGAAAGAGGGCGACCGGATCACCGTACCGAACGCGAAGGGGGAGCGCATTCCCGGAACGATGCGCGGCGGCAAGTTCGTTCCTGATTAAACTATGGCCGAGTTCGATCTCTCGCAGGCACAACCGCTGGTGCCGCCAGAATACGACATCTCGCAGGCGCAACTGACGGACATGCCGCCGCCCGGCCCCTTCGCCCGCGGCGTGAAGTCAGGCGTGGCCGGCGTGAAGTCGAGCCTGTATGGTTTCGGTGCGCTCGCCGCCCGCGGCGCCACGAACGCGCTGCCGGCAGCCGCCGCGCCTATCACCACCGGACTCGAAGCCGCCGCGCTGAAGAACGTCGCCGCGCAGAATGAGATCGCTGCACAGGGGGCAGTCACCTACGAAGACGTGGTTGCGGACCCGTCGCGCGCCGGCGAGTTCATCAAGTACGCCGCAGGGTCCATAGTTCCGTCGCTCGCTACGATGGTAGCCGGCGGCGCGGTTGGCGCAGGGCTCGGTGCGCTCAGGGCGGGTGCCATGACAGTAGCCGCCCGTGCCGCTGCGATAAAAACCGGCGCACTGGTCGGTGCCGTTGCTCCCGACTTCGCTGTGGAGGCAGGTAGCATCTACCCCGAAGCCCTGCAGACCGGCGTCGAGAACCCCGCGCTGCGATCCGTTGCCGGCGGCGCGGGCGCGGCAGCGATCGACTTCCTCACCATCCCCGCCGCCGTGCGCGCGCTCATGCCCGCCGGCAGGGCCGCGACGCGCGCTGGCACCCTAGGCGGCGCGCTGAAGTCCTCCGCGTTGGGCGCCGTGGTGACTGGCGGCAAGGTTGCCGGTGCCGAGGGTGTGCAGGAACTGACACAGACATTCATCGAACGCGCGGCTGCCGGACAGGACATCAGCAGTCCGGATGCGATATCGGAGTACATCAACGCGACGCTGACCGGCATGATCGGCGGCGGAATGATCGGCGGCCCGGTTGGTGGGGTTCGTGGCGCGACGGCCCCTGTAGCAGATTTGAGAACGAACGAAGCAGAAACGAGAACAACCGCCCCTGATTTGGGACCGATCGTACCTGATTCGGGTACGATCGTGCCAGAAACTAGTACACCCGAAACCCTGCACGCTGACCTCACAGCGCAGCACGCGGCGGCGACGGAGCAGCTTTCCACGCTGGGCGCAGCCGTCGCGCAGGCGCAGCAGGCGCACGATGCACTGGTCGGCGCCCGCGCCGCGCTCGATGATGAGTCGAAGCTGCCCATCGGCGAGCGCCGCACCAAGAGTGAGATCACGAAAGCCAAGAAGGCTGCAACCGAACAGGTCAAAGCTGCGAAGGCCAAGATCGAAGAACTGGGCGGTCAGGCGTTCGCCGCCCGAACCGCGCTCGACACACTGACCCCGCAGCTTGAGGCTGCAAGGTCGGCATTCCAGCCAGCAGTCACCCCCGCGGCCGACCCGACCCCACTGACATACCCCGACCTTGACTACCCAACCCCCGCGACGCCGTATCACCCCATTGGTGCCGGCCCTGCTGACATCGCGGTGCAGCAAGCCGCCGAACTGGCTGACTTCACGACAAGCGAAACGCGCGACGTTGAGTTCCGCCGCGCAGAGATGCAGCGCGGGCAACAGAAGCAACGTGACCTCGACGCCATTGCTGCCGCACGTACTGAAGAACTTGGCCGCACGCCAGACCAGCAGATCGCCGCAGCGGCGGTTGCCACGGACGAAACCCCCACTGCGATAGCCGAGGCATTCGCGCGAGCCAAGCCACGGACCGAAGCGGAGCACATCGACCGTGCGGTGAAGGGGGTGCAGGCAGCCATTGGGGGCGTACCCCATGAAACTCAAACTCGTGGGGTGGCGGCTGCTGCGCCCGCTATGAACGTCCATGACTATATCGTTGAGGAGTTAGCGAAGAAGAACGTAACATCCGAGCGGAAACTCAAAATCGCCGCGAGCATAGACACTGCGATTTCCGATATCACAGCATCGGCAAGGTCGTTACCCCCCGATTTGCGCGGCGGCGCGATTGCCGCGATGGTGAAGACCAGAATAGGCGGTAAGGTGTCGGCGGACGTGCAGAGCGAAATTGCCAAGCATATCGAACAAGAAACCACGACACGGTTCTCGAAGGGGGCGACAGAAGTCGGCGCTGACGGGGCGGCGGTTGACTATGCTGGCAGCCTAGCGATGTTCCTCCAAGAGAAAACAGGCACAGTATTGGGCAGGTGGAAAGGGAAGATGTCCGCCGCCGAACAACGCGCGTTGTTTGGGCGTGCGCTAGGCAAGGGCACCATAGTCATTGATGGCGAGCGCGAGACCGTGGCGAATCAAGTCAAGGTCGCCTTCGGTCAAGACTACGACGACCGCAACATCACAGCATGGCGTGACCTGAACACCCCACAAGCCCCATCCGAATCCAACGCCGCCCTAACCCAAGACGACTTCGCCGCCCTCCCCGAACCCGCGCAGGAAGCCGCCTCTACCGAGTACGCCCGAATCTTCCGCGAGAAGGGCATCGCCCTGCGCGCACAACTGGCGGGCATCATCGGTGACCGGCCCGAACTGAAAGTCATGACCTTCGCCGCCGAGCCGGGCGGCCCCATCGGCTCCTACACCCGCACCGGCCCGCTCAAGGCTGTCATCGCCATGGCGACCAACGCCAAGAGCTTGCTCGGCGTCGCCGACCATGAGGGCTACCACTTCGCCGAGGACTGGCTATTGTCAACCGCCGAGCGGCGAATCGTTGACAATGCCATGAAGCCCGGCCGCCCGCTGTTCGAGGCGCTGAAGTCGAAACTCCAGCAGTACGACCGCGAGAACCGCACCAGCCTGACCGACGAAGTGACCGGCACCCCGGCCGAAGCGCGGGCCTACGGCTTCGAGTTCTGGCGGCGGGGCGAACTGCAAGCCGAAGGGCACCTCGCGGCGATCTGGCAGAAGCTCCAGCAGTTCTTCGAGCGCATCAGCAACGCGGTCAAGGGGTTGGGCTTTCAGTCGGTCGAGGACGTGTTCACCGCGCTGGACCGCGGTCAGATGGCGGAGCGTGAGATGGTCGCGCCGGAAGGCCGGGCGAGTTACGAGTCGCGCGGGGCTGACTACCTTCAGAGCCCAGCGTTCAAGAAATGGTTCGGTGACTCGAAGGTGGTGGACAAGGACGGCAAGCCGTTGGTGGTATTCCATGGGACAAATGCAGATGTTACCGAATTCGACGATACGAAATCTGGGCTGGCTACAGGGCGTGGCCGAGGAACGGGGTTGGGGTTTTGGTTCACTGCATCCCCGCAATCAGCCAACATTTTTGCCAATATGCGTAACGAAGGCGGAAACGTAATTCCGGTATATCTTTCGGTGCAGAACCCTTATCGACTGACAGCCGCAAAGCTCACCGAACTAATGATGGCCACGGCCAAACTTGACGAAAATGCTCAATGGGGTGCGGTACGTAAGTTTCGCGATACCCTGATTGAGGACAGGTACGACGGAATTGTAGTTCCAAGAGTGGTGCGGAACGAGATTGCCAAGGTTCCGGCATCTATGCGCGGAGTGCTCGGACGCGTAGGGGTTTTGTTGCCTCCGACTACAGGGGTTGAAGGGTCTGGTGATCGATACGTCGCCTTCTCCCCCACCCAAATCAAGTCCGCTATCGGCAACACCGGCGCGTTCGACCCCAGCAACCCTGACATCAGGTTCTCCGGCGCAGGCGGCCAGTCCTGGTACCGCTCCGCCCTGACCGAAGCGGTCGGCAGCATCGCCAGCAAGCAGGCCAGCGCGCAAGGGTGGAAGGACCAGATCAAGGGGCTGATCAGCAACGGCAAGGCCAGGCAAGTCGAACTCGACGCCGTGGGGCTGAACGACTGGCTCAACCTCCAGCAGGGCAAGGTCACCAAGGATCAGGTGATGGCGTTCCTCGGCGAGAACGGGGTGCGGGTTGAGGAAGTGGTGTTGGGTGATGGGCTACCCCGGCCAGCATCGCAGCTGTGGTTCGTGCACAGCACGGGCAACTACAACCCCATCCAGATCGACGCGGAACAATCTGTGACTAGCTCGCAATCTACCTACCGCGAGGATGTTGATAACGACCGTGCGAAGTGGACAGACGCCTCCGGGAACACCCTATCCACCGATCAGGCGCGAGTACTGGCGAAAGAGTGGGAGGAGTATTACGCGAGCGTAGAACAAGCGGATAACAAAACCAAATTCTCTGGCTACCAACTGCCCGGCGGCGGGAATTACCGCGAGTTGCTGCTGACGTTGCCGCCCAACGACATCGCTCCTAAGTGGGCAGCCCGCCGCGAAGACGGTGAGTGGGGTGTCCGCGATGAAGTTTCAGGGCGTGAATGGGCGGTAGATGCAACAACCGAAGCCGGGGCAATTGCAGAGGCCACGAGGTACCAATCGAATAATGCTGGCGAGCGTGCGCAGACTTTCACCTCCCCCCACTACGACCAGCCCAACATCCTCGCACACGTCCGCTTCAACGAGCGCACCGACGCTGACGGCAAGCGCGTGTTGTTCTTGGAAGAACTTCAGAGCGACTGGGCGCAGAAGGGAAGGAAGGAGGGGTTCCGTAGCGATAGCAAACTATCCAACAAGCCCGCAACGTATGCAGACATAGTTGTCGGCGATGAAATAATTGGGTGGGGGAAAGTGCAAGCCGTACAGGGAGAGAAGTTTGACGTGGGCGGGCTATGGATCACCCCGAGCCAGTTCGAACTGAGACTGGTTGCGGGCCGCGACCGGGGGCACTTGAGCGGCGGGCTACACGGCAATATGGTTCCCTCCGCCCCCTTCGTCGGCAAGACCGAAGCATGGACCGCGCTCGCCCTCAAGCGGATGATCCGCTACGCGGCTGAAAACGGCTTCGACAAGATCGCATGGACGACGGGCGAGCAGCAGGCGGAGCGGTATGATTTGAGTAAGCACATCGACTCGCTGCACTACGACCCCTACAACAAGCAGTTGTCAGCGCGCAAGGGCGACCAGCAGGTTCTGAAGGAACAAAACGTACCCCCTGAGAAAATCGAGGATTACGTCGGCAAGGACGCTGCGAAGAAGCTACTCGCAACGGAATTGAATGGTGCTGGCAACCACGAATTGAAGGGGCTCGCGTTGCGAGTCGGCGGCGAGGGGATGAAGGGCTACTACGACAAGATCGTCCCGAGCGTAGCCAACGAGATACTGCGCAAGCTCGGCGGGGGGAAGGTTGGGGAAGTAATTCTCCCGATACAGCACGGCGTATACGATACGAGCCTCATAGACCCATATGAGAATACCTCCATTGAGCCGACGGGTCAACCCGGCTTCACCATCAGTCCTGCCCTGGCCGAACACGCAGCGAACGGACTGCCGCTCTTCTCCCGCGCCGCCGTCGAGATGGACAACCGCAAGGCTGATGGGGATCTGGAAGCCATGCAGATGGGCGAGCAGTACGCGAAGATCATTCAGCACGCGAAGGTGCCGAGCGACCTGCTGACCCGGCTGTTGGGCATCGCCAAGGATGACTTCGCCGGCGGGCTGGGTCGCTGGTGGACGAACAATGTGTCGACGCCGAACTACATCTCGGCGACCAGCGCGGCGTTCAAGAACGTCTATCAGGCGTTCAACACCTACATCCGCTACGGCAAGATACTGAACGAGCAACTGGTGCGTGAGAAGCTACCCAGCTGGTACAAGGCCAGCGACGCCGACCGCAAAGCCGCGTTCGACGTGATGCTCAAGCGCACAGTCGAGAAGTATTCGAGGCAGTCGCTCGAACTGGCCGATCTGCTCAACACGCTCACCCCCACACAGCGCACCCTCTACGACCAGGCCACAGGCATGATCGCCGGCGTGCTTCAGCGCCAGTTCGACAGCCAGAAGGAAACACGCAGGCGCCAGCTCACCACGCCGGGCGAGTATGAGAAGTGGCTGGCCAACCGGCAGGAGCAGGTGGATTCGCTGCTCGACACCGGTTACGTCCCGCTGCGCCGCTACGGCGACTACAGCGTGGCGGTGTTCATGGAGTCGCCCGACGGCACGCGGGTCAAGGCCGGGCTGGAGTTCTTCAACTCGCCCAGCGCCGCCAAGGCCGCGTCCGTTGCCTACGCCCGCGAGATCGAACGGTCCGGCGTGGCGCTGAAGGTGGAGCTGGGCCGCCGCAGCAAGAACGAACGCGACAGCGGGGTCTCGCTGGAACAGTTCCTCGGCACGCTGCGTCGGCAGGGCATCGACATCTCGCAGGCCGAACGCGAGCGTTTGGTCGTCGCCATGACCAACGCCGACTCGATCGTGCGCACCCAGATGATGCGCCGCGAGGGGCTGGCAGGCTTCTCCACCGACAGCATGCGCGTGCTGCATGAGTTCGGCGTGAACACGACCAACGAGATCGCTTATGCCCGGTTCGCCCCGGTGCTCGATGCCGCGCTCGACGGTGCCGAAGTCACGGCGGATGTGAACTCGGTGACGAGCGAGCCCGTCATCACGATCGGCGAGTCGTTCGGCACGCGCGAGGACGGGGTAGAGAACAACCTGTGGAAGCGCGAAGGCCCGATGTCCGGCTTCCACAAGGACCGCGCCAACGCGCTGGCCGACGCCGTACTGGTGCCGAACCGGCAGAGCGCGTGGGCGACCAAGCTGCGCACCATGGGCGTGATGTACTTCATCGGCGGGTCCATCTCCGGCGCCGCAGTGAATGCGATGTCGATCCCCATGCTGCTGGTACCGCACCTGTCCATGCACACGGACTACATCAACGCGACCACGACAGCGCTCAAATCGTGGAAGGATTCGTGGCAGCACTACAACATCCTGCGCGACATGGACCGGATGAAGAACCCGGACGCCGAGACCGCTGCCAAGCTCGACGCCGCTGGCATCACCAAGGAGATGCGTGCCGCCATCGTCGCCGCGGCGGATCACATCTTCGATACCGAGATCCACATGATGCTCGGCATCTCACAGGGCACGCTCTACTCCAAGAGTCGCAACCTGCAGCGCGCCGCCGAAGCATGGATGGCACCGTTCCGCATGGCCGAACAGACCAACCGGCTGGCCTCGTTCATGTCGGCGTACAAGGTCGGCGCGGCCAAGGGGCTCACTGACCAGGCGCTGTTCCGCTTCGCCAGCAACGTCGTGGATGCGACGCAGAACAACTACAACGTCAGTAACAGGCCCGGCATCATGAACAACCCGGTCGGTGCGCTGATGTTCCAGTTCAAGTCGTTCCCGCTGTTCATCATCGAAGCCGTGTCGCTGATGCACAAGCAGAGCCCCAAGAGCGCGGTGTACATGCTGCTGGGCCTCACCGCCATGGCCGGCGTGCAGGGGCTGCCCTTCGCCGAGGAACTGCTGAACCTGATCGATGTCATTTCGCAGCAACTGTTCGGCTCGCCATTCAACAGTCGGCGTGCGATGCGCAACGTCATCAAGTCGGCTTCTGACGCCATTGGCGTGGCCGACCTGTCCGACGCCGTGATGCGCGGGCTGGTCAACGAGATCACGGGTGTCGGCATCGCAACCCGCGTGTCCAGCGGCTTGCTGCCTGGTACGCGCATCGGCACCGCCGACACCGCGCCGGAGCGCGTGCTGTCCGAGATGGCCGGTGCCCCGTTCTCGATGGTGAAGGCCACGATGTCCAACGTCGGCGGCTTCGTGTCCGGCGTCGCAACAGGCGACTGGACGAAGGCGGCGGACGCCGTGCGGGGCGGCGGCCCGATAGCACTGCGCAACCTTGTCAAGGGCGCCGAGCAGTTGAGCAGCGGGTATGCCTCCGACACCAAGGGGCGCAAGGTCGCCGATGTCTCGACGCTGGATGGCCTGCTCCAACTCACTGGGCTGTCGTCGGCCAAGGTGACCAACATGCAGGACCACAACTCCATCGTGGTGCAGACCAAGGCGTTCCATACGCAGGTCAGCCAGGACATGCAGGAGCAACTGGTGCGAGCCTACCGCGACGGCGACACCGCGAAGCAGCAGGAGATCACAGAGTTCGCGCGCAAGTGGAACGCGCAGTACCCAAATATGCCCCTCGTGCCCAACCCCGCAGCGATCCGGAGGGCCATCCAGTTGGCCAACGTGCCGCTCGACCGCCGGGCGCAGATGATGCTCAGTCGCCGGATGCAGGGCGAATTTAGGGATATAATAGAATGAAGGGCTTACTCTCATGACCGACATCACGATTATCAAGGGCTCCACGTTCAGCCGAGTTCTCCGGTGGGAGTCGCTTCCATTCATATATACCCCCATCACAGCGATCAGCAAGGCAGCGCCGGCGGTCGTTACAGCGGCGGGTCATGGGCTCGTCACCGGCTGGCGCGCGGCGATACTGTCGGCAGGAGGCATGCGCCAGATCAACGCGAAGAACGCCCCGCCGACTGCGCGTGACTTCCACAAGGTCACATTCGTCGGCTCGACGCAGGTCAACTTCAACGATATCGACAGCTCCGAGTTCTCGGCGTACACCTCCGGCGGCGTGCTGTGTTCTTACACGCCAGTCAGCTTGTCCGGGTTCAGTGCCCGGATGAAGATCCGTGCGACCGCGTCGGATACTACCGTTCTGGCGTCGTTGACATCCTCGGCCGAGATTGTGCTCGACGATACGAATCACACGATCACCGTCACGATCCCGGCGGCGGACACGGCAGCGTACACGTTCTCTGCTGGCGTCTATGATCTCGAACTGGTCTCAGGGGCGGTAGTGCCCGTCGTCACGAAGCTGCTGAGCGGCAACGTGGTCGTAGCAGACGAGGTGACGTACTAAATGGCTGATGACCTTCAGATCGTGGTAGCCAGCGACCCGCAGGTCATTGCGGTCCCGCTGCCCGACATTCAGGTGCTGACGGAGACATCCGCGCAGCCGGTCGTCATTGAGTCGCCGGCGGTCGAGGTCGTCACGATTGAGGAAGATGTACACGTAGTAGACGAGGTTCGTGACATCCAGATCGTTACGGTGGGGGAGGCTGGGCCGCCCGGTGCGGCAGGCGCTGCAGGACCGCCGGGGGTGGGAGATCACTCGCTGCTGACCAATCTACAAGGCGGCGCCGCTGGGCAGCACTACCACTTACCTGCAGGGGTAACGACTGGTGACATCCCAAGATACAACGCAGTATCGGGGGTTTGGGAGGCTGTAGCAGAACCATTGGCGTTCGAGGGTTTGATTCTTACGCCAGCAGTAGCAGCCTTGTCTGTGGCGGAGGGGGCGATATATTACAATTTGGCCAGCAAGGACATTCAAGTTTGCACCGACGCGGTATAACGAAAGGGAAAAATCATGGCTGTGACATGGAAAGCGTTAGCGTATTCGAGTGAGGTCACAAGCGCCGTAACCAGCGAGGGCGTCGTCAGGTCGACAGCAGATTCGAGCCTGACTGTATCGATAGCCAGCGCTGCAACGTCGGCGACAGTCAGTACGGCGGACAGCAAGGCTGTCAGCGCTGGCACCGCTGCAAGTGTCGCAGACAGCAAAGCCGTCAGCGCTGCGAGCATGGCCACAAGCGAAGGGGTGGTTCGCAGTACCGCTGATTCGTCCCTGGTGATTGTCGCATCCACTGCGGATAGCAAGGCGGTTGTCGCAGATAGCAAAGCAGTTTCGGCAGCCAGTATGGCTACGTCTGAAGGGGTCGTGCGAAGTACTGCGGACTCGTCTCTGACACTTGCAGTTTCGACAGCCGACAGCAAAGCTGTCAGCGCGGCCTCAATGGCGACATCAGAGGGCGTCGTCCGTTCCACGGCAGACTCGTCGCTCACTGTGAAGCCGCTCAACCAGTTCGGCGCGGCTACAGGTAACGTGGCCTTCGCTGGGTACCAAGCTACGGACTTCGTTATCCATACGACGGCGACGACGGCCTCACTCACAGGGCTTACTGCAGTTGTAGGTAAGTTCGCGTTCTGCTCCGCCGACCTTTCCCCCTACGTTTGCACGGTCGCAGTATGAAGATCGCTCATTGGACGATGCTTAACACCAGCGGAATGTTTCGCGTGGCCGAGTCGTTTGTCAAGGCGGAGTGCATGATTGGCCTTGAGTCATACTTGTGCGACTTCTCGAATGACGCAGATGCAGAGCAAATGGCCGATGCAGATGTTCACGTCTGCCACACGCACATCCCCGACGAGGTGCGGATCAGAGCGACCAAACCATTCAAGACTGTATGGATCGCTCATGGGACGCCGGAACATGTGTTTACTAGCTCCGTCATACGGGGGCTGCACACTGGATATGGCGCGTCGGACTCGTGGCAGTTGGCCCAATACTGGATGCAGCATGCAGATGCCTTAGTGACGTTCTGGCCTAGGCATCAAAAAATATGGAAGTCGCTGTGCGACAAGAACACGCAAGTAGACTGTATGCCGATGGGGCTGGACAAGAGCTTCTGGCACCCTGTCGAGAGCGCTGGGCATTATCTCGGATCGCCAAGTCTGTTCACCGCCGAGAATTGTGACTATTCCAAATGGCCACTCGATCTGCTGTTCCTTTGGGGATGGCTATGGCCGGAGATGCCAAAGGCACACCTGCACTCAATCTACATGCCGACGGATCAGCATAGGTGGTGGTACACGCTGATGAACCGGAACAGCAGCGGATTCAAGACAATCTCTGGTGGGCAGTTGTTCAGCCCAGAGAACCTCCGCAACGCTTTCTGCTCAAATGACTTCTACATCGGCCTCGTGCGTTATGGCGATGCAAACAAGATTTCACTGGAAGCCAACGCTTGCGGCGCCAAGACCATCTCATATGTCGGGAATGAGTATTCGGACTTCTGGATCAAGGAAGGCGATCAGCGCGGTATGGCGGATGAATTGCTTGCGATCCTGCGCGGTCAGGTCGAACCCAGGGAGAAAGCCGTTCCTGCCGACATCATGGATACGGCACAGTCAATGAAAGCCATCTACGAAAGGGTCGCGGGGTGAACACGGACCTGAACGAGGCACTTGAGCGCCAAGCGGCGATGGTTGCGAAGCTTCGGGAGGAGTACGAAGGCAACATCTCCGAAGATATGGGGCGCCTGCACAACCAGTTTGTGTCGTTCATATCGTCTGCGAAGATTCCGCTCCCTCACGTCCTGCTTGTGTTGGATATGCTGAAGCGCGAAACTCTCGACCAGGCGTTTGTTTTGTATCTAGGAGAATAGCATGGCCGTGACTTGGAAAAAACTAGCCTATTCATCCGACATCGGGAGTAGTGTAGCGTCCAATCTTGTCGCGTCGCCCATGACAATAGCTACTGACGCGTCATACGTGATAGTTTCGTACTTGAATGTAACCTCTGATTTAACTATCAGCGGCAACCTCATGGTGACAGGATAATGTCTCAAATACTTCTCGATGAGGGCGCGGCTGCGGGCACTCCGGCTGCCGGCAAAGTAACCTTCTATGCAAAAGCCGATGGACTTCTCTATAGCAAAGATGATGCTGGTGTAGAGACCCTTATGGGAGCCTCTGGGGCTGGTGATTTCATGAAAGATGGTACAGTCGTAATGACTGGATCACTTCAATTAGGAGCTGCTTTAGGGATTATATTCGAGGGTACCACAGCAGATGCTTATGAAACTACTCTGTCTGCTGGAGAACCTACAACAGATAGAGTTGTAACTCTGCCAGATGCGACTGATACTCTAGTAGGAAAAGCTACAACGGATACTCTTACTAATAAACGTGTAACTCCGAGGGTAGGCTCAACGACTTCACACGCTACTCCAACGATCAACACTGACAACGTCGACATCTACAAGCTGACTGCGCAGACAGAAGCAATTACGTCATTCACCACGAATCTCTCAGGAACTCCGTCTGACGGGCAGGTGCTGATTATCCAGATTACAGGGACTGCGGCGAGAGCAATTACTTGGGGGGCCTCGTTCGAGGCTTCCACTGTCTCGCTGCCGACGACTACCGTAACTACCGCCATGCTCTCAGTCGGATTCCTCTGGAATTCGGTGACGAGCAAATGGCGCTGCATGGCGAGCGTTTAATCATGCTGCGCAGACTTCTAGCGATGATGGGTAGGTTTGTTACCCCGACCGTTGAATATCTCGTCGTCGCTGGCGGTGGTGGTGGTGGTGGTGGCCCTAGTGGTGGCGGTGGCGGTGGTGGGTATCTAACTGCTGCTGGCTTTGCCGTTTTATCTGGAACCCCTATCACTGTCACTGTGGGCGATGGAGGGGCGGGGACTACGGGTACGTCAGGCTCAAACGGCAGTAATTCAGTTTTCAGCGGCATCACAGCAACAGGCGGTGGCGGTGGTTCCAGTGGAGCCTCGGGTCTTAGTGGAGGCTCTGGTGGTGGCGGGCAGTCCGCATCAGGCTCTGGTGGCGCAGCCTCCCCTAGTGGTCAAGGATACGCAGGAGGAAATGGGGCATTCGCCACTTCTGGCGGTGGAGGTGGAGCGGGTGCCGTCGGAGTTAATGCTGTAGGGAGTACCAGCTCTGGTGCTGGCGGTGCTGGTCTATCCAGTTCTATCAGCGGGTCTGCGACTACTTATGGCGGCGGTGGCGGTGGCGGTGCCTATTATCCGACATATGACGCGCCGGCTGGTGCGGGGGGCGCTGGCGGTGGTGGAGCTGGCGGCTATTATGGTGCCCCAGATGGTACGAATGGCACCACAAATATTGGTGGTGGTGGTGGCGGTGGCGGATACACACCGAATGTAGGGAGAGGCGGCGATGGTGGTTCCGGCGTCGTGATTATTCGCTATGCCGACACCTATCCCGATGCCGTAGCTACAACAGGCTCGCCAACCTACACCAATGCGGGTGGCTACAAAGTCTATAAATGGACCGGATCGGGGAGTATTACATTTTGAGCCACTTCGCAGAAATTGACAGCAGCAACAACATCGTCCAGCGCGTGCTGGTGGTTGCCGACGACCAAGAGCAGCGCGGCGCGGAATTTCTCTCCGCTGACCTCGGCCTTGGCGGAACGTGGATTCAGTGCTCCTACAACAACCGCATGCGAAAGCAGTATCCGAGCATCGGCTACACCTACGATCCGGTGGCGGATGTATTCGTCGCGCCGCAGCCGTTTCCTTCGTGGTCACTGGATGTGAATCACGATTGGCAAGCGCCGGAAATAATGCCTACAGACGGCGGATATTACATCTGGAATGAAATGTGCAAAACGTGGATAGAGATGGACAGGGAATGAAAGTCTTCCAGATCACCACTTGCGACGAAGGCATCACCAATCCGAAGCGCAGCACCTTCGGCATCACATTCGCCCTGCGATGGGGTGATGTGCTGCATCCACTCGGGCAGGAGGGTAACTGGTTCAAGCCGCCATACTTTACTGAGATTCTGCGGTTCTATTCTTATATTCCAATCCCATTCTTAAGTTGGAATCTGTGGGGCTGGCGCGGCTATCTCGGCGTAAAAGTCTATGGTGCTGATGCCCTTGAATATCTCAACTGGATGCCGGCAGAAGATGTCTATGACGGCAGTCAAGCAATCCAATTTTCCGCACGACTCCGCATTTCCGATTGACCTCATCTAACCCCTACAACCGGAGCCTACCATGACTGATAATGCGCTCACCGCTCTCGCGCTCTCCCTTGTCGCGGCCCTGTTCGGGATCCTGACGATGCTCCTCGGGTGGCTCGGCGCGAAGCTCTACTCCAAGCTGGATGAAATGAGCAAGAACCTCATCCTCATGGCCAGCGAACTCCACAACAAGATCAACGGCATTGATCTGCGACTGACGAAGGTCGAGACGCGGTGCGACGAATCTGCCGATCATTTTCATAAGCGGGCGGGGCAATGAACCTTCTCCCCAACTGGAAGCGCCTGATACACAAGACGTGGAGTATTCGTCTTGTTGTTCTGTCGGCTGTGCTGTCAGGGATTGAAGTCGTCCTCCCACTATTTTACGACGCGATCCCGCGCAACACGTTCGCCATTCTGTCCATGCTGGCCGCTGTCGGCGCTGGGGTGGCTCGTGTGGTGGCCCAGCCGCAGATAGATCGCCGGGCCGCGCCGAGGGATAAGCATGACGGCGCGAAGGCGGATTACAATGATTGACCATCGCCGTGCCGGAATCGCTGGCCTTGCCGTTTCGGCATCCGCCTTTGTCGCCATCGTGATGCACGAAGGGTACAGCGACACCGCGATCATCCCCGTGCCGGGCGATGTACCTACGATCGGGTTTGGCACCACCGGCGGCGTGAAGCCTGGCGACCACATCACTCCACCCCGCGCCGTCGCCCGCGCTCTGGCTGACATGCAGAAGTTCGAGGGGGCCATCAAGCAGTGTGTCAAGGCACCCCTGGCCCAGTACGAGTACGACGCTGCAGTTTCGCTGTCCTACAATATCGGCGGCGCGGCGTTCTGCCGGTCGTCCGTCGTCAGCAAGTGGAACGCCGGGGATTATGCAGGCGGGTGCGAAGCCATCTTGCTCTACGACAAGTTCAAAGGCAAGCCGCTGAAAGGCTTGACAGTCCGGCGTCAGGCAGAGTATCGTCAATGCAAAGGAGACTCACCATGATAACTATCCTGCTCGTGTTATTCATTCTCGATGGGGACGCTCGCACCTTCGCGGTAAAAACGGACAGCCCCGAAGCGTGCATTGCCATGCAGATAGATATGCCCAATATCCTGCCGAACCTGATCGGTAAGGAGCCCCAATTCTATGCAGCCGCATGCGCGCCGCTGAAGCCGATCGCGACTGATATATGATCGTCACCCTGCTCATTGTGCTGATGCTCGTCGTTGCCTCCGGGCTATATACCATCTGGGAGAACAGACAATGAACTGGCTATTCGGGAAGATCCTCGGTAACCCGATACTGCTTGTTTGGATCGCACTGGCGGCGTTTGCCGCGGGCGCGGTGTCCGGCGGCGGGGCGGCCTGGACGGTACAGGGCTGGCGGCTGGATGCAGTGCAGGCCAAGTTCGACGGCTTCGTTGTAGTGACCAAGGCCGAAGGCGAGGCTGCGGCGAAAGAGAAGACTCGTACCGAGGCCGCTCATGCGAAGACAACCAAGGAGATCAAAGATGCAATACCAAAACAGATTGCTGCTGCTCGTTCTGGCGCTGTTGCTGCTTACCGGGTGCGCCACCCCGATACCAGTTGCGGTGGCGTGCCCCATACTCCCGTCGATTCCGGTGGAACTGATGCAGCCTGCAAAGAACAAGTGGCTGCTGGATGGTCCGGTACAACCGCTCCTGCCTTCATCGAAGACTGCGCCGAAGACGCCGCAATGATTGGCGCATGGCAGGACTGGGCGCGAGGAATCGGCTTTCCGATACAATAACGACACTTACCAAGGAGTTCCATCATGGCCATGACCCAATCCACCCAACCGGCCGGCGCGCAAGTCGGCCCGCTGTTGTTCGCCAGTTCGTCTGGCACCATCCCGGCGACAGGCAACACCGTCATCCTCGAAGTCCCGACGCTGGGGCTCAAGAACATCGGCGTGGACTTCGACGTGGGTGTGAATGCGCTGGACACCTTCGTCGTGTCGGCGCAGTTCCATCCCGACGGCGCGTTCCAGCAGCTCTACGCCGCAGTCGATGCGACCCCGACCGAGAGTCCGCTCATCATCGCGGCGTCGGGCACCCTAGCCTCGCAGGGGGCTGGCACGACCGGCTGGCTGCTCATGGACGTGCGCGGCATCTACAAGGTGCGGTTCAGCGCGTCGGGTACGGTCGCGGATACCACGACCGTCGCAGCCCGGTGTTCAGGTTCGCGGTAGGGGCAGGTAACGTGAGCTTGGCCTCTCCCGGCCAGCCGACGCTCGAACTCTTATCAGGTCGCAGGTTGTGTCTGCTGTACAGCCCCGTCTCGAACCTCGGCGCCCACGTACCTGCTTAAAAAACCCCGGCGCGGTGGAGGAGGGGGCACCGGCCGGGGGTAGCGCCATATGGCAACTACCCTTTCACTTTACCATACTTCGGACACGCGCGCAGGCGATGTCGAAGTAGCCGTGCTCCTCATCCAGTTCGATACCCACGAAGCTGAACCCCTCCTTGAGCGCAGCCTTACCGGTGGAACCTGAACCCATGAATGGATCCAGCACCGTGCCGCCGGGCGGCGTGACGAGCCGACAGAGGTAACGCATGAGTTCGGTCGGCTTCACGGTGGGGTGGTTGTTCTTGACCTCGCGCGCCTTGTTGAACGCGCCGCCCTCAGTCGCGACGGTGTTGCCCCGCACGGCTTCGGCTTCGGCTTGGCATGATCGTGCCAGAATTTTGCCCGGCTCCCCCTCCATACCTTCGTCCCGATCCTTCTTGCTCGCCTTCGCACAGTAGAAGAACCGCGCCGCCGAGCCGCTGCCAGAATCGTGTGGGGTACGCGGCCCGCCGAAATATTCGCTCTTACCCGTACCCACCGCGCCGCCGCCATACCCCGTGATCTTGACGTTGGGCAGCGAGCCGCCTGACCCATTGCTGTCAGGGAACAGGGCGAGCACCTCGTCGCTGCCGGGGTTCGGCACACGCAGGAATAGGCGCTGCAGTCCCGCAGGCATCGCCTTGTAAGTGGATTCATCAATCTGCATAGCGTTTCCGTCCATGTTCTTGGTAGTGACAGGGCTGGCACAACGTCACACCGTTCTCCATATCCCAGAGGACTGCTGCGAAGGCACGCGCGTCGTTACGCGATTTGATACCCAGTTGCGCAATCAGCACGGCCAGTTCGACAAGGTGATGGGATTCGAGGGCCTCAACACCCCCACAGCGCGTGCAGCATCCGTCTCGGGCCTTGATCGCATCCATCCAACGACGGCTCTCCGTCATCTGTCGGATCGACTTGTTCAGCTTGGTAGTTCCGCCTTTCCATCTATAGTGAGCCTCACCTCGCGTTTTCGCGCTGCGCAGTGCCACCCGTTCTGGGTTGGCCGCGCAGAATGCTCTATGAGACTCCGACGCCTTGCGCTTGGATTCTTCCCGGTGCTTGTACCCCGTGCGATGGTTTGTCCCCTTCTCGCGCCCAAGGGATAATCCAGCAAGTTGTGCAGGTGTAATACCCGAGATTGCTTGTGCCGCCGCGCGATGTTCCATGCAAGCGGCGTGGCGCACCTTTGCGAGTTCATAGGGTCTGCGATACAGGGGTTTCCCGCATATCATACAGACAGTGTTAGGTGTTCGCACGAAGCCACCCCGCTAGTGCTTCAAGTTGCTCTGGTGTAACATCATCCCGCAGAATAAACTCATCTGTCGGGTACGTCAAGATTAGGTTGGCGGGCCAGCGCCCCGCTTTCGGTTTGTAATCTGCCCCCTTACCATCACCGTAGACCTGCGCGTTTGCGTGGCCGAAGCCGCCGTGCGTGTGCGGGTTCTTGGCGAAGATGTCGTCGTCCGGATCGGTCGGTACCCTGCATCCATCAATGTTGATCGCCCCGGTGCCATGTTGCTGCGCGTTTGCAGCGACCGTACCGATCAGGGGTTTGCGGGCGACGATGATGGGCTCCCATGCTGGCTTGAGTGCGGTCCCAAACCCTTCCCAGTCGCCGTGCAGGTTCTTGCTTTTCGGCATCCCACTCCCGTAGACCCACATGATCGTGTCCCTGATCTCCCACCCAGCATCCTCGATCGCCACCATCAGCCGGTGAAACGTGCGGGTGCCGCCGAACGCCAGCAGGTGTGCGCCTGGCTTGGCGACGCGAAGCATCTCGACCCAGAACTCCTTCGCAGGAATGCCGTGGTCCCACCCCTTGCCCATGAAGTTCAACCCGTAGGGCGGGTCGGTGACGATGGCGCCGATGCTGTTCTCGTCCATCGCTCGCATGGCTTCGCGGCAGTCGGCGTTGATCAGCGTGGCGTTGCCTATTTCTTCGATTCTCATACCGCCACCCCTTCCATTTCTGCATGCCCCACATCCACCTGCCAGCACGGCGTCGGGCCGGAGGCGTAGTTGGTCCCGGCACCGAGGGTCCGAACGGTGCGCGGTTCAGTCAGCACACCGATCTTGATCAGCGCCGTCTCGGTCTCAGCGAAGTTGAAGTGGTTCTTGTCCATGTAGAACTTGATCCGCTTGCGGCTGATCCACAGCGTCTTGATCTTCGGTTCGTACCGCTGGCTGACCTCGCGGTAGGGCTTGTCCTGCACCGCGCTCATGTCGGCGTTCAACGGGTTCACCACCAGCCTCTCGCCGACGTGCTCATTGAGGAAGTTGGCCAGTATGGCCACCGGGCCGACCACACTCTCGTCCAGTGTGGAGCGCATGCGCTGCGTCTCGCCCAGCAGCCAGTTGTGGATGCGGCGCGGGTCGAAGCTGATCACGCCCGCCGCCCGCGCCAGTTCGCCGCCGTACATGGCCAGTGCAACGATCTGCGACCAGAAGCGCTCCTTGTCGTTCATCTGCATCCCGCGCTCGGCCTGTGCCACCACGCCGTTCTCCAAGTCGCGCAGCCGCTCACGAATGGTGTCGCGGTTCTGCACTAGGTACTGGATGTAGATCGGCCCGGCTACTCCGTAGTTCTCCTGAATGACCGACGGGATGATCTTGGCGATTTCAGCAAACGCTGAAACCCGCGGGAACTTGAACTCGAACAGTCGCAGCGTCTCGGCCTCGGCGTTCTGGTTCTCCAGTTGCAGCTTGGTCTGGAGTGAGTTGTTGGTCGAGGTGACGAACAGCGTGACCCACTCCGCGCCAGGCCGCATGGTGTAGTCGGCCTTCATGCTGGTGCGGTTCTTGCCGGTGGGGATGGAGTAGATCAGGTCGCGCAGATCCTTGTTGTCGATCGTCGTGGCTTCGTCCATGTACACCGGCAGGTTGTAGTGGGCGCCGAGCCGCTGCATGCGCGCCAGCTTGGTGTCGTCGCGGCCGACCCACGCGCCCTTGGGCGAGCCGTAGACGCTGGACATAAACTGCGCCATGGTGCTCTTGCCGACGCCCGACTCGCCCAGCGCGTTGATGGTGCTCCCCTCGCGGCCGGCCAGCTTGAGCAGCGGGGCGGCGAAGGCGAGCAGCAGCATGAAGGCGTGGGGCTCGAAGCCCGGATGGTCGAACACCTCCGTCAGGGTACGCCATGGCTCGATGCTGCCCTTGGCGTGGAAGGGGGCAAGGAACTCTGCCATGCCATGACTGAAGCCCGCCTGGATCACCTCGTCGGGGCGGTACAGCTTGTCGCCCAGCACGAACTCGGTGTCGTCATGCTTCCATCCTTGCGACTTGAACAGTTGCCGCAGCTTGGTGTCGCTACGCAAGCGGCGGATGTAGGCATCTCCATACATGATGAACTTGGCCTTTATGAGGGGTTGGATGTGGTTGTCGATCAGGGCTACCATGAAGTCGGCCGGCTTGGCCACCAGCGACGAACGCAGGGTGCACTCCTTCCAGCCCTCCTGTGGGAGCCAGTGCCGCCACCGCATCGTCTCGTAGCCAAGCTGCTCGTCATGCGCCAGCTCGACCGGGAAGCAGTCGAACTCGTAAATGCGCGTCGTAACCCCATCCTCCTCGACGTAGATGCCGCCGTCCTCTCCTCGGATATACCCATTTGGCGGTGGAGGGAGCGTGACGGTGGTCGTGACGTTGGCGACAGTGACCTGGACGGTCGGCGCCGGGGCACTGACGATGTAGGTGCCTAACTGCGCAGGGGAGCTGATCTTCCCTTTGAACGGGCAGCCGTCGCACCCGCCGGGTACGCGACTTTCAAACGTGGTACATAGGGTGGGTCCAAGAGACTGGCTGCGTATCTGAGTAATCTTGCGAGCTGTTTTCTCAGCGGAATATGAGGCATGGCCGTTACTCCATTCATGAATTGTGGCATCGCCTTCAGTCGAATGGCATGCCAGTTGTATGAAACTATACCACGCGGGTTCTGATACGAGCCCGCGAGAATCGCGAACCGACCGGACCTGCGCGCATTTCTCTGCGACCTTGGTAATAGAGCATGGTGGGAAGTCCCTGGCAATGTCGAACTGCTGGTTTATCTTCTCTGCCGGGGCTACAACTTGACGAACCCCTTCAGGGGGCTTGACACCATGCGCTTTTAACGCTGCCGAAACACGAGCATCGAAAGCGGCGTACTCGACGGGGTCAGCGTCATAGACTATCTCAACTGCGCGCGGATTCTGTGGGTCTTTCCGATTCCATGTACCTACGGGGCGGAGTATGCGGGCTAGGTCGCCGGTCACCGCCGGGTCCGCCTTGAACGCGAGGCTAGCGCAGAGTAGTTTCAGCCCGTCAGCCGTGCGCTTCCACGCTGCAGGGATGATGTCTTGAGCGAGCACCCAGTAGCAATGTACCCCGGTGCCAGAGGATACCAAAAGGGGGAGCGACAGCCCCGCCGCATCACAGAACTTGCGGAGCGCCTCGCACGCATCCTCCTGGGATTCAAATGCCGCCGGGTTACCTGGCTTCACATCAAGGTCGAGGAAAAAGCTACGAAGGTACTGCACGTTTTTGTGTGTGCGGACTTGCTTCCATACCGTGCCGTCGGGGCGCACGGATTCGACTTGGCGCTCGCGGTAGGACGCAACTGCGTGATAGGTAGCAACCCCCTGTGCGTCACATTGGAGTGCGAACGCTGCTGCCTCCTCGACCGATTCGCATACCTGATGCCACATCCCCTTGGCAGTCAGGCGGCCGATGACATACAGGCCAGCGGAGGGCAAAATTTTCTTGAGGAACTCGGCAGTGTTCATTCTGTGCGCCGGGAGGATCTTGCGGGGTCTTCGTTCCGCTTTCGGATGCCCTTGTATCGTGATGCGTAGCACCCCTTGCAGTATGAATGCCGACCTTTCGGCCCGCTCGGCTGCTTGTGGAATTCCGATAGCAGCAGCATCGCCTTGCACATCGCGCACGCCTTCATCCCGCCCCCTTCTTGTTATGCCCCCTCAACGAACAGGGGCGGGTTTCAGTCCTTGCAGCCGCGCGGCCATTTTCGCAACACGCTCGCGCCGGGCGGCCTTGCTCGTCGCTTCGAGGGGGAGTAACCCCCGCTCGATGGCAGCGATCAAGGCTTGCGTGATGACTTCGGCGTGCCGGGCCAGCAGGCTGCCCACCCGCGGGGGGCCGATGAAGGCCCACCCGTGGATGGTCTGCCGGCTGACGCCGTACAGGTTCGCCAGATCGATCTTGGTCAGACCGGACTCAGCGAGCACACGGGCGAAGTCCATCACGCCGCTCCGTTCAACCCGAGCTTGGCGCGCAGCTTCTCAGCCAGGCTGGCACCGGCAGCCACGACCTGTGCCGTAGGAGCGGCCTGCACCGGAGGCGCCGCAGCAGCACCGAAGCCGGTAGTGGGGGCCACAGCCGCCGGTGCTGCAGCGACGGGAAGGGGCGTCGGTGCGGGCGCGGCTTGTGGCTGCGGGGTAGCGACCGGGGCTGTGGCTTGAGGGGCGGGGTACGCAGCGATCAGCGCCTGCCCGGCGGCTGACGTGGCACCCACGGCGTTGATGGTTGCCATGATATCCGCAGGGATATGGCTCAGGTTCGGCACAGTGCCGGTGACTGGCTTGGCAGCTTCCATCTCCGCACGGGTGCGACGGCTGCGTTTCGGCGGCCCTGTGGGGGCAGGTGCGGCAGCCGGCGCGGCGCTGAGTGCGGCGACCAGTGTCATATAGTCGATGCCAGTGAGCGCCTGGTAGGCGCGCTGCCCAGCGTGAGTCTCCAACCCGCCGACCGCCGCGACAGTCAGCTCCACATTGGCCTGGAGCCCGGCGAATGGAAACTCGGCGGTCGGGCTGGTGGGTACGGGCGGAGGCGCGGGGGGTTCTGGCGCAATGGTGGGTGCGGGAGCAGCGCCGAATCCACCAGTCTGAACCGGAGCGGCAGGAGCGGCGACTTCGGGCGCAGGCAGTCCGAGGTTCGCAGCAGGAGCAGCGAGTGCCGGTGCGGAGGCCAGCGAGCGCGACTGTGCCACGATGAGCTTCACATCGTCGCCAGTCTTGCGTTCATTGACCTTGTTGTACTCGGCTTCGGACAGGAACCGGTTGAAGCTGAACTGGAGTACGCCGTTGGCGGTCTGGTCGAAGGTGATGTTGGTGACCAGCGTCGAGACGCCATAACCACGGCCTGACAGCGCCTGGATGTAGGTGCCCCAGTTCTTGAGCGAACCCGCCTTGACCTGCAGGCCGAGCATCTTGTAGTTCAGATCGTTGGCCGGCACGACGGCGAGCTGCTTCGAGTCGCCACAGGCGCGCACCGGCTTGCCGGTCAGCTTACTTACCTTGCTGCCCCATGCATACTGCGGGCAAGTGGCGCAGACGGCGGACTGCTTCACCGCCACGTCAGCGTCCGGCGTCACGCCGTTGGCCGACCGGCACGCCGGTTCCAGATGTTCGCCTTCGACGTACTCGCCTTCGAAGTAGGTGTGACTGAGTGCGGGGTTGGCGTCGACGATCACGACCTCAAGGCACATCATCGGCAAGGAAGGCTGGCCCGGCGCAGCGGGGGCCAGCATCAGCACGGTCGTTTCGTCGCCGTCCTTGATCGAGAACTTGTTGGCCTTGATGCCAATGGTGGGGAACCCGCCGGCGCGGACGCCGCCGGCCGCCGCCGCGTTGGCTGCGGCGATGGACGCTGCGATGTCGGGCGATTGGAGGTGGGCTGGGAGTTGCAGGTTGCTGGGTACGACTGAGACGACTGCGTTCATGGTTGGTTCTCCTGGGTGGGTATTAGATAGATGGGATATGAAAGTTGCAGATGTTCAGCGCCAGAGAGTCACCCTTGGACAGTCGCGGGCCTTTCGCAAATGTGGACGGGTGGGTCGGTGCAGAAAACAGCTCAACACCGCGCGAATCTGTGATGGCCTGTCGGACAGCTTTGCCAGAACGAAGAACCACAGACTCATGCGCCCGTAGCCGCATACGCAGATTGGAGATCCCGTCGGAATCGAATGGGCGTCTGCGAAGGCGAAACGAAACGAGCACCGCCCCTTTGGCATTGTGGAACTCGGTCTGGCGGGCGTCGGCCATCCGGAGCATCCAGTAGTCGAGCAGCGATGGAAATTGTTGGGCGGGGATGCCCGACAGAGCATCGGCGAACGCGCTGTCGAAGGTGCTACGGTCGCGCTTCATACCTTCCCCCTCCGCCAAGCAAGATCCTTGAACGCCGTGTACTTGATCCCCGGCGGCGGCGTCGCGGCCTCGATCATCTCCTTCGCTACTGTCTTGTTTACGGCCTTGTTGAGCAGTATCCACAGCCCGTTGGCATGGATGTGACGCAGGATTCGCGTCCAGCCGTCATCGGACATGAAGTACGTCGAGTCGGGATCCTTGGGGGGCAGCGGCGCGGCGGTCAGGATGCAGTCGATGACGGCGTCCATGTCCTCGACCGTGACGCTGTCCTTGGTAGTCCAGTACGTCATGTGCCCGGTCGATGAGCTTTTCCACTGCTGCGCGCCAGACTTGAGGAGTTCGGCCTTGACGAACGACTCGCACAGTTGCATCTCCTCGACCAGCGGCAGAAGCTCCGCCTTGTGCGCGAGTTGCCGCGCCGTGATCTGCTCGTCCAGTTCGAAACGGCGACTCATTACCTCGTCGAGGTTGATCTCTTCACTCATGGTTCCCTCCATCAGGTTGGTGATTGTAGCAGGTCAGACAGTAAAGTTCTTGGCAAGTTCAATTTTATTTTTGCAGGGCCGCCGCAATCCTGTCGGCGTAGGCCATCCATGCCACTTCAGACTCAGGGCTGCGGGGGCGGGCCTCATCATACTTATTGTATGGGACGGCCCTGTATAGTCCGGTAAGCACCCACCGTTGGAACACTTTCATCGCGCTGACAGACCGGTCGAACACCATGGGGTACGGCTGGATGCCCCGCTCCAGCATGAGAGTGAACCTGTGCCAGATGCGCTCCCACGTTTCGGTGGGGTCATACCCGACGAGCATGTATGCCATCAGGTGCTTCGGTGGGATGCCCGCGTGCTCCAGAGTGTCTACGCCGCGAAAGAATACTTTCTCGTCGCCGAGGTTATCCCATGCGGTGTAGAGCTTTCGCGCGTTGAATTTCGTATTGCGATATTGGATGGTGGCCAACGCGGCGGCGGCCTCATCATTGATCAATCGCACATTGATCCCCTGGCTGAGGCACACCCTGAATCCACCGTCACGAATCTCAGCGATGCGCTCCTTCCATTTGGGGTTGCCGAAGAAGTCATTGTCGAGCAGATGTATCTTCTTTGGGAATCCCGCGCCGCGCCAGATGCCCTCGATAGTGTTCACGCTGCGTGGCTTTCCTTCTTTCGAGGGTACTACGCAGAACTTACATTTCAAGCGGCAGCCGCGAGCAGCGAACCCGATCGACTCCGTGAATTCTGGGTATCCTGAGTAGTCGTATCGCTCATAGTCCTCGCCTACCGCGTCCTCCACAGTGAACTTATGGGGGGTTCCAGTGCCGCCGGTTATTGATGTAGGCCATGCTGCCCGAAACCGGGCACGACGGGCCTCGCTGAAATCGAATATCGAGCTGCCGAGAACGAGGTCGTACTCTGACTCGCCCGGTTCTGGCTCTAGCGCGCGGGTGAAGTGAACATCATCGCCCTGCTCCTTATGCCATGCGGAGAGCTTCATCAGCGCGATGTTGGGGAGCGCTCCGTCGATCTGGGTGAGCCGGATTTTCATTTCCCCGCCGCATCCCAGATCAGCCCGACGTTCGCCACCGCGTACCCCACGAACACCAGCATCATGCCGGGCCGCAGGCTGAAGTGATAGGCCAGCGCTGTCGCTGCGTAGATTACCGCCGTGGTGGCGAGCATGCCGAGTAGCCAGTGCTGGGCGGTCATGGCCGCTGCCCGAACTCGACAACGCTTATCCCCGCCAGCATGGCGAGTCCGATCCTGTTGTGCACAACCTCCACCGGTGCAACCCATGCGAACTCGCCCTTGCACTGGAGCACGGCGAAGGTCTTGGTGGCAGGCTGCGCCAACGCTGCGTCGCGGGCCTTCTGTGCGGAGTCGAAGCCTCGTTGTCCTGCTGCACCTGCCGGTGTGGCGCCGAAGGGGTTCATAACTGCTTACCCTTAACAGGGGTACTCAACGCCCGCTCTGGGGTCCAGCCCCGATACAGCCGCTTGTAAATTACAAGCTCATGAATCCCAAGATTTCGCGCCCATTCAGCTACGCAGTGCGTCTCCCCTGCAAACGTGATATTGATATTACTTCGCTGGTTCTGATTCTGTTCTACCCGAGTAGCCCAGCGACAGTTGTCCTTGGAGTACCCCTTCTCGTTATCTCTACGGTCGAGATACCTTTGTTCAGGGGCTTCCCCCATGTCAGCGAGGAACGCTATGAAGCCCCCTCCCATTGATGGGTTCCATTCAGCGCAGACAGTTATGCCCCTTCCAGCGTAGTCTATGTAGCAAGCGCGATCGGGGTAGCGGCATCGATTGAGCATATCCCGCCATGCTTTGTAGGTACGCGATACCTTACCGGCGCGGTTATGCCCGTGCCGGAGATTGGAGGTGAGCCCTTCTCGGTTTCCGACTTTGTATGTCATATCAGGCTCTCCCCATTTTCTACCATGCTCAACAGGAGTCCTTGGTGCTTCTGCCTATCCTGAAGCCGCTTATACACCTTGCGCTCGATCGCAGACCCTGAGAGGTTGATGATGCACGTCGATCGCTTCTGTCCTGGGCGCGTGATGCGACCACATGCCTGTGTGTAAGTGTCGTTGCTATCAATGGCTGTCCACCATATCACGACTGAGCTCGCCACTAATGTAAGCCCGTGGGCCATCGTTGCTGGATGCGCTACGATGATCTCAAGGTCTGACTTCTCATCCTCGAACCGCATGAAAATTTCATTGCGCTCCTTGACCGGAGTTTCCCCGGTGATTATCGCGGTTTCCCAATGCTTGTTAAGCTCTCTCGCAATCATTGTAGTCATGGAAGTGAAGGGGCAGAACACCAAAATTTTACCCCCCGCTTCTTCGACCGCTTCCATCAGTACTTCCATTCGGTTGCCTGTGTCGATTTCGTGGGGCACGCTATCCGTGTCGTACACACACCCGCCGGCCAGTTGGATCGCCTTGGAAATTTTCACCCCCTCATTAACAGCGGTGATGCGCGCACCCTCGACCTCAGTGACCAGTTCGCGCATGAGATCCTTCAGGTGCTTAGTCTGTTCGGCTGATAACTGCACGTCACGAGTCTGGTATGTGGTAGGGGGCAGATCGACACATTGACCCCGCGTAAATCGGATCGCCGGGCGCATGACCTGATGCACGATCTTGGTAGCCTCGTCGCGTGGTGTCCAGACGTAGTTCGATTGGTGATCCATCACCATCGAGCGGAACTGGCCGAAGAACTTGGGCACCGTCGTCGGTGTGATGAGACGGCACTGGCCGTAGGCATCCTCAGGCGAGTTGGGCGTCGGTGTGCCCGTCATGCCCCATACCCACGGTTTCGGCGTTCCGCCGGTGGGGTAGAGGAACTCCTCGACGACTTTCCACCGGCCAGTCTGTTTGTTGCGATATGTCGCGACCTCATCGATTATGACGATGTCGATGTCGGGCCGCTTGGCGAGTTCCTTGGCGATCACGGCGATGCCGTCATGGTTGATGATATAGAAGTCGGAGGGCTGGGCCAGCAGGCGGCGTCGCCGCTCGGCGGAGCCGTGCAGGATGGCGAAGCTGCGATGTGTGAAGTGAACGAACAGCGTGTCCCCCCACACGCGCTCCAGCGTGGAGAGCGGCGCCACGATCAGCGCGCGGTGACCGTAGCCGGCGGCCATGAGGTAGTCGGCAGCCCACGCCGCGGTGAGTGACTTGCCGGTGCCAATGTCATTCAGGACGTAGCCGTGTGGATTCGATACCATGAACGCAGCCGTCACGGGTTGGTGGTTGAATGGCTGCGGGATAGTCATGTGGTCGCGCGGCCAGTCGTAATAGTGTTCGATCGGGCTCGGGGCGTCAATGCCCAGCAGAGCGAGCCGGATGCCCGTGTCCACATCGTGCGGCATGCACACGAACCCCGGAGCGAGCTGCGCGGCTGTGGGGATGGTGGCGAGGATGCGAGGGTCGTCGGTCTCGATGACCAGGGCGCGCTCGTCGGGGAGGACGGTGACGGTCACCTACTTAACCCCCCGCTCCAGAAAGTCCTGACACTCGAAGCAACGCACCTTACCGAGTGCGAGCCGAGCGGGGTGAATGTCCTCGCCGCAGTCCACGCAGTTCAGGCCGTTGAAGTCGGGGTGCGTTTCCGGCGCCGACTTGCCCCTCGCGCGCGCCTCCGCGTCGGAGTTCAGCCTGGCTTGGAAGGCTTGGGCGGTGTCGAAGATATCAGCCATGATATCCCCCCGTCAACCTTTGCAACGAATACTGCAACGCAAGCAAGTCCTCCTGCCCATCGACGCAGGCCGACACGCCACCGGCCTTCTGCACGCCTTCCATGAACATGACTTGGTGCTTCGACATGCCCCGGTCGGGTTCACCACGCCTTCCCGGCCGCTTGGCTTCTATCCCGAGGAAAACCCCTACTCGCTTACCTACCATGTCAGGGGTGATGGTGACTGGGAGACAGGCAAGGCGATCTGGGATTCCGTGAACACCCATGCCGTTCTGCACGACAGCGAAGTGGAACGCGCCGTGCTTGTCGCACCACTGGCGGATAACATCTTTCACGTGGTTCTCTGTGACTGGCGTTTTCATGGTAGGGGGCGATTCTCAGGGGGCTGTTGCAACAAGGTAGCAGCCATGAGCACGAGATACGGGATGTTGTATATAATGGGCGGGTACGGTGTCGGGATTGGGTACGTCACTTTTCGGACCCGTTCTTTTTCCATGGTGGAGATGCGGGCGAACGCGGCGGCAGGTATACAGCACGCGAAATGGTGCACCCGCGCTCCGACAGGCTGGGCGCGCTGCGCTTCTTGCTCCACCCCGAACTGTTCGGTCCGGATGTGAAGCCACTCGTCGATGCGAACTCCTGCCTCTTCCTCGAATTCGCGGGCCATCGCTTCTGCTATAGACTCTCCTGGCTCCACCTTGCCGCCGATACCATTCAATTTCCCCGCTTGCCAAGCAGGCTTGAGTTTTTCGATCAGCGCCACCCGATCGAATCCTTCCCGGAAACAATACCCGACTACATATTCAGCGACGGGCTGCTGTATGCGTTCTTGGTTCATCCTTGCCTCCGTTCCGGCCCAGCGTATCCAACCGTTGCACCTTTCCTGCGCCCGCCTGTCCACATGATGCCACCAGCGCGCGGGGGTTTCGGCGCCTGCTCCTTCTTGACATGCGCGCCCTTCGGCACGTCGTCATGCTCGCAGGTGCGCTTGTAGTAGTGCCCGCCCGCCGTGTGGTAGGCGACGATGCCTTCGGGGTTCATGAATCCTGGGACCACCCAGCTACCGAACAGCGACAACCCGGACATGATGCCATTCCAGTCGATACCAGACACTGTCCCGACGCGAATCACCGGCACGACATGACAGCAGGCGGGGCACCATGCTCGCCCATCCGGCGGAGCCTCGACATTGCTGTACTCTTTCGGGTCAGCCCACCGCCCGACATTGAACAGGCTGAACCGCCGCTCTTCCAAGCCGTAGTTGCGCTGGATGCCCTTGCCCCACCACTCGCCGAAGTGATGACCGGGGCCGAGGGTGAGCAGATCGTCCTTGTGCTCGTGCGCCCACCGCGAGAAACCGAAGTTGTCATCCTCGGGCGTGATCCAGCGCGTGCGGCTGCCGGTGAGGAACTCGCCATCTTCGCCGATGAACACCTGCGCGTTTGTGCCGTCGATTTTCTCGGTGACGACGACCTCGCGGTTGAGCCGCGCGATCTTGCCGAATGATCTGAATTCAGTCATTTCCCCTCCAGTTGTGTGATTCGATTGATCGCGGCGATCAGGCGGCGACGCAGCCTGGCGTTCTCTCGCAGCAGGGCGTTGATGGCGAGGCGCAGCGACCAGCCTTTGAACTTCGGTTCCACTACTCACCCTCCATACGGCCCTTGGGCCTTGTTGCAGATTCCAGCCTGATTCGCCCCGCACTGCTTGCACGACTTGGCCCCGCGCTTTGGGGCCGCCGGCCAGTGGTTTGTCCTGAACGCGACTTGCAACTGCTCGACTTCAGGGAGTAGACCGGCCCATATCTCAGGAAGTTCTTTGCGTCGGTACGTCTCGTCGCTGGTCTGGCCATGCTTGAGCCAGATGTACGCGGTGTCGATGACTTCAAGTTCGGGGAACTGGTGGAACGCAGTCGCGGCGAACAGCGCAAGCTGGTCGCTGTCCGGCCAGATCATACCGTTCTTCCAGTCCCCGATGAACGCATGGCTGCCATCGATCACAGCCACGTCATAGATCGAGCGGCACCACGCCTGCGAGTCGAAGTAGCCGCACGGCTTGAACGACTGGTCGAGCGTGACCTTGAGCTGGGTGAACTTGGCCCCCGGTGCGGCGAGCACCGCCGCCGCCATGGGTTCATAGGGCGCGTACTGCGGGGGCAGCGGCTTGCCCTTGGCGATGCGCTGGGTGAGGGCATCATCGACCAAGTTGCCGGCGATCATCGCGGCAGACTGGATGAACTCGACACGATCCGGGCTGCCCTTCGGCGCGACGTTGGCGTGGTAGAACTGTTTGGGGCACTCCATCCATGTCTTGCGACGGGAGTGGGACCATGCGATGAAATCAGTCATACCAGCCACCCCAGCAGGGTATCGATCGGAACTTCAAACCCCGCGGCGTTCTTGCGACCACCCCCGCCGAAAGCCTTGGCGATCGCGCTTACGTCGTAGTCACCGTTGGAACGCAGGGAGCAGTTAGCGATCATGCCTTCTTTGCTCAGGCACCAGCACAACCCGAAGGTGCCCGACTGCGTGGCGAGTTCGTGCCCAACGTCGGAGGCCAGATGGTGCGGGCAGTTGGCGGCGAGGCCGGGGGAGTGCAGAGGGGCAGGGCCATCACAGTAAATGTCCACCGTTCCTGGGGGGCCATATGGGATGTGCTGCACGATTTCGCACTTCCTCGCCCCGCCCTTCACCACAGATTGCACGTTCTGGTCGTGGGCGCGGAGGATGGCGGCGCCTTCTTTTATCAGCGAAGAATATGCTGCGGTCTGCGCGAACGTGAGATTCCGCTTCCCCATGTCAGCCGGGAGGAACTCACGTTTCCACTGCCCGAAGTTCCAAGGCGCGTAACTCCACAGCGCCTTGTTGAACTCTTTAGTGCCGTCGATCTTGAACTGCCAGCGGTCGTAGTCGTCGATATGGCGGATCAGCATCGGTACTTCGGTTTCGGGGTGGAAGTGCTCCCATGTGAGCATGGCGCCGGATTTGTTGTTGTTGAGGCGGATGTCGTGCGTGCAATGCCAACCAGCGGTACCCCCCGAGCGACCAGCGGGGCTGAACAACTCGCGATATCCCCCGCCTTCGGGTACTCCACCGCACCACATCTCGAACGCCGTCTTGTGGTGATCCAGCCAGACGACGCGCTTGGCAGAACGGAACAACTCATCCATCACTAGGCGGGGGAACGAGAAGCCGAGGATGTACACGTCGCGCCCGTCGACGTTCTCACGGATGTCGAACGGGCGTGCGAAATCGGCGCTGTTGTACTGCTGCGGCAGATACTCAGCGCTGTCACCGAGCTTCAGCCATGCGGCAAAGGCGGCACCGAACCCATCGGCACGGTTGTCATGGTAAATCACAAGGGGCTTGTTCATTGGTTTTCCTCGTCGGCAAGGTCTTGCAGGACACATACCCAATGCGTCCAATCGTCACGGCGAATCAGTTCGCCGAGCACAGCAGTCTGGAGCGAAAGAAAGTAGCCGTTCATTTCGGCACGCTGACCCATTCAGTCTTCGCCCCGGCCTGCTGATTCCCGACGAACACCGGCATGCGGAACGTCTGACCGTGGCACGGGTGGGTAATCCACAGCGCCTGCTGGGGCTGCTCGAAACCGAAATTGCCCGAGTAGGCGTACTCGTCGTAGCCCTTCAGGCTGCCATTCACGATCACTCGACCGTGGTGCAGATACTGGTGGAAGTGGCCGAGCAGCATGGTGTCATACTCCATGTCGATCTGCGCGTTGCGGCTTCGCTTCTTGTGGTCCCCGCGGATGATAGGCCCGAGGCAGCCAATCAAGCCATCGCCACCGCGGAACTGATCGCCGTGGGTGAGTAGGTAGGCATGGTTGTAGACCTTGTAGTAGGCGTCCGAGCTGTCGGGAATGAAGAACGTGACGCGCTTGTCGCCATCGAAGTGCTTCGCCAAGAAGCGGTAGAGCAGCCAATCGAACGAGGTATGGTGTCGGTCCTTGTTCCATATCTTCTTGGTGTCGCGGCCGTGGTTGCCGCTGACGCACGGTAGGAACACATGCTTGAACTGATCCGCCATCGCGCTGATCACGCCGACCAGGACACCGTACAGGTCGAGCACCGCAGGCATCGAATTGATCTCATTCGTGGCGGTCAGCTCGTCGTGGATGTTGCCGCTGATCATGTCGCCGCCGAGCGGGATCGCGATGCCAGGGTAGTCCATGCCGGGTGAGATGATCTTGAGCAGGTGAATGGCTGAGCTGACGCAGGTGTCCATGCGCTTGTGGGCGATCTTGACGTTGTACTCGTTGACGTTGTTGATCTGCGATGGGAACACAGTCTCGCCCCAGTGCAGGTCCGACAGGAACAGCGTCGGCACGCCGGGGGAGGTGGCCTTCTTCTGCGGCGTCACTGTCCAGGGGGGTGGGTCCAGTTCCTCGACCTGCCTGCCCATGGCACCGATGACGGCCTTGATCTGGCAGCCCTGCTCGGACTGGTTCTCGTGCGACTTGAGCGCGGCTTCGAGCCGCTTGACCTTGGACTTCAGGCCCTGGACATCGTCGGCGTCGGGCGTTCCGGCGCTGGGGGTCATGCCGCGCTCTTTTCCCACCCTGATGCGGCCCTGTAGTGCGCCGCGCCCTATCCCAAGCATGGCGGCGGCGTGGACAGTGTTCCCACCACGGGCGGCAAGGGCGTTGATGGCTTCTTGTACGAGGGTGTCGGAAAGTGGGGGCGTGGCCATCAGTTTCCCCCTTCGGACCCATACCCGAGTAAGTTCAGCATATTCTTCGCGCCTGTGGAGTTCGGATCGATGTTCTGGAACCCATCGTATACCATAGGCTCGACCATCGGCGCCGGCGGTTCCAGCCGCACGTACTGTGCGCTGCTCGACAGCAGTTGATCGACGCCCTTGTGCAGGTAATCGAGGGTGTGGTTGTTGTAGATTTCCCGCTCGTCGTCGAGCACTGGCAGTTCGTTCTCTGAGGCGTGGGCGCGAACCGGCGTGGCAGCTGCGCGGCGCAGGTGCCAGATGCTACCGTTCGGGTCTTTGATCCAGTCTCGCTCATTCTCGAACCGGACGCTGGTATTCACAAACAACTGAGGTCGGAGTTCGGGGTACGGCGCGGCCATAACCACGGCCTCCAGCCACTCCTCAGCCTTCTTGAGCCAGTAGTCGGGGTCTTGGGCGCGTCGGTACTCGGTGCCCCACCATTGGAGAATCTGGCGGGGGGAGTGCTGCGCGTAGCGAGGGTAGCGCAAGACAGGGCTCGTGCATTCGGCGAAGTCGAAGTCCTTGCACCTCTCCAATGCCAGCAGTTGGGTCACCACCTCCTTCGTCGCCCGGTCGCGCAGCAGGTCTTCGTTCTCCAGGCTGAACGCCTCCGCCACTTCGCGGTAGAGGGCGTCGCTGAATGAGAACTTGACGAACCCGTATCGCTGGACAAGGTAGTCGGCGATGGAATCTTTTCCCGTTCCGGCGCCGCCGGCTAGGCCAATAATCAACATTATGATGCTCCTTTCAAAGTATCCCCGATCTTACCCTCGCCGATCAGCGGCAACCCGGTCGCCCAGGCGGGGGTCTTGCTCATTTCCTGAACCATGAACGCCAGCGCGTCGTCGGCTGCGGCTTCTGGAACCGCAGTCACCACGTCGTCATACGTTGACAGCGCGACCTTCAATAAGTTCCCTATCTCCAGCATCTGCCGGCTGACGATGCAGTAGTGGATCGACTGGACTGTGTTCTCGACGAGTAGCGCGCCGTAGATTTTAGTCCGGTTGCGCCCGTTGAAGTAACTGGCCTGTCCGTGCTCGTCGCGAGAGATGCCATCATATCGCATAGCCAACCCGTTCGGCATCCAGATTTTATCCTTCGCTGTGCGCATGACGCCGTGCGCGCCGAACACCATCTCACGGCCTTCGATCATAGCGCCGATGACTTCCTCCATCACCCCCCAGTAGGCGACGATGCGGGCGTACTTGGCGCGGTAGCGATCGATCAGCGCGTTGGTCACGGCGCAGTGGATCAGCATATCGTTGAGCCCTAAGCGGCTGGGCATCTCGGCAACCTGCTTGACCTTGCCGGGATTGTTGAAAAACCGACTCGGGTCGACTTGTAGCGTTTCCATGTCCGCCATGGTGAATTGAATAGGTGGCGCACCGAGCATGCCCTTCAACAATTCAGCACTGGCCTTGGCCCACCCCATCCCGAAGCCCATGCCGAGGATGGACACCTTCCCGAGCTGGCCGGGGATGTGATCCGCCTTGACGCGCTTCCGATCGACAGGGCGACCGTAGATAGTCGAGGCGTGCTCGCTGTACACATCACGGCCCTGTTGGAACGCCTCGACCAGATCCTGCTGGCCGGACAGCCATGCGTTGATACGCGCCTCGCCCTGGCCTGAGTCGGCGCTGACAATCTTGTGCCCCGGCGGCGCGTGGATGGATGCCGCGATCACGGATAACTCAGGCCGATTCTCGTTGTGCTTCGAGGATATGTTAAGCCAGTTCATCGAGTCCCCTCCGCCCATGCGGAAGGTGTGCGCGGCACCATAGGACACATAGACCGGCATACTGCCGCGCTCGGCGCAGTGCTGGTACCGTTCGGCCCGCGTCTCGACGATGGTGCTCTTCACGGCGATACGCGCCTCAGCGAGGAAGCGCACGTCTTCGTACTCATCCTCCAGCAGTTCCTGCATACCGGGATCGGTCTTGGCGAAGGCGTAAATCTGCTCGCCGGTCGTGTTGCTGGTCTTGGTCGGCGGCTCGATGCCGCACTCGCGGAACATGTTGGCGAGTTTCTCGTTGGACCCGATCGTCTTTTTGTCAACGCCAGTGCCAGCGCACTTCTTACATGGCGGAATTGGCTCGGGGAGCCCGACCCCGCGATGCAGTTGTTCAGTCGCAGCGAATACGTCCTGCTGATCGACCCCGCGCCCGCCGCACGTCGGGCATAGCAGCCCGATGCGTCGCAACACGTCGATCTTGCGCTGGCGCTCCGTCGCGACCGCGCCTTTTAGCTTCTCGGCATCGCCCATGAATACCGGCTCGGTGAACATGCGGATCACGGTGTCGATGACTTGCAGTTCCTCCGCTGGCATCTGTTCCATGAATATCTGCGCCAGGTCGTAGGTGCGCTCGCAGTCATTGATGCAATACTGCCCATACTCCGCTCGCTCGGCACCGGTGAAGTCTGCCGCATGCTTGCCCTTGGCGAACGTCACATAGTCGCCCTTCGTCCCAACGCCGTGGCGCAGGCAGAGATCATGAAGTGAGTTTCCGGCTTTCGGGCCGTCGAGGATTCGCGCCATGCTCAGGGTGTCGATGTGCATGGCAGGCTTGATGCCATGGTGGTGCGAGAGTATGAGGCCGTCGAAGTGGCTGTGGTGGCAGATCAGCGCCGTGCTCGCCCAGTCGATCTCTTCAGTGAGGAAGTACCTCGCCCGCTCTGGCATGATCCAGAACGCCGGGCTGCTGTTCACCTTGACGCCGAGCAGTATCTCCTCGAAGCGTGGGTCGCGGACATACGCTTCGGTCGTGAGTTTCGAGAGGGTGAACTCGGATGAAAAAAATGTTTCCCAATCCAGGACGAGGGTGTCCATCAGATGAAAATCCTCGGATCCCAGCCGTGATACCGGCAGGCAGTCGCGGCCTTGCGCCGGAAGTCAGTATTGTGCACAGCGTTCGGGGTGTTCAACCCTGCGACCGTCTGGTGTACGTGGATCATCTCGTGCCCCACGATCCAGACTAGGGTGCTAGTGTGCCCCACCAGCGACGCCGACACATCGATCAGGTGCGGCGGCTTGTGGCAGTGGGCGCCCATGTGCATCTGATGCTTGGTGACGGCGAACTCGACCTGATCGGCATGTGGCAGGTGCCACCCCCGGAAGGGCGGCGTCGTGCGCAGGAACTCGTAGCAGCCTGCCAGCATGTGAGGGGTGAGGGGGAGGGTCACAGTTCCGCCGGGTCGAAGTAATGGACCGGTATGCCGTGCTTCGTGGCGAACTGAATCTCTTGCTGGATGCCGTAACTACGCTCCCACTGATACAGCTTGAGCACGATCAGCCGCTCGGCCTTGGCCAGCATCGCGAAGTCCTGCGCCAGCCAGAACTGGTGGCTACAACGCAAGTCAGGGTTCAGGTAGGCAGCGACGAGGTGCGAGTGGGCGATGGGGCAGAACACGGCCCGGTCACCTTCCATCAGCCGTGCGGCTGCGTGGCATGCCTCGGCGAACCGAAGCTCGCAGTACAGCCGATCGGCCGGGTCGTCGGGGTTGGTGTAGGGTGACGCGAGGTAGACGAAACTCACAGCCCGTGCCTCCCCAGGAATTCAGCAGTGGCCGCCCGCGACTCGCCGGCGTCGTGCATGTCGGTAATCACTTTCCACAGGCTGACGTGGATCGCAGCCTGGTACTTATCCTGCAGCGGCTTGATTCGCGGGATGAGGCGGTCGCGTTCCAGTTCCTCGGCGAGCTTCGGCCAGTAGCGCACGGACTGACCGATGTGCGGCCAGGCGCGGTGAAGTTCGTGGAGCGTGAATTTGCAGCGCTGTGGATGCGTCATGCCATTGACGCGCAGCAGGAAGTCAGGCACAGCACCAGCAGGTACCGCACCGAGTAGCGCAGCGCCGAGGATGTCGGACGTGAACTCCCCCTTGGTCCAGTCGGATGACCGCTCAACCCCACGCAGTATGGCGGTGGAGAGGGGAATCACAATGCTGCCTCTTCGAGTTTACCGCCGATAACGGAATACCAAACGTCAGGCTTGATTCCGCCTTCCCCGACGACGCCGACAGTAATACGGACCTGCTTGTCGTCAAGCCATGCCAGCGCGAACGCCCCGCCCATGCCAGCGCGCGCTCTGCCATTCAGTCCGGCGACCATCGCTATGGCCTGCTCACCAGACGCTTCTGCCTTCGAGGAGTCCCCACTGCTGGCTGCCGCCGAGTAGTCCCCACTGCTGGCTGCCGTCGAGGAGTCCCCACTGCTGGCTGCCTTCGAGTAGTTCCCACTGCTGGCTGCCTTCGAGTAGTCCCCACTGCTGGCTGCCGCCGAGTAGTCCCCACTGCTGGCTGCCGTCGAGGAGTCCCCACTGCTGGCTGCCTTCGAGTAGTTCCC